TTGGAACTTGGTGCAGGTTCAAGTGATTTAGAGAATCTAGTAAAAAGAAACTTTGGAAGAGAAGACATATTGTTCTATAAAGTTGACGGCGACAAGCAATATGAATCTTCTGAAAATATTGAAGTATTTGATATTACATCTGTAAGATGTGATTGCTTTTGTAAAGGTTGTGGTCCTTTTGATGCTGTAGTCTTTATGGAAGTCGTTGAGCATTTAGATGTTAAAGCGGTACATAATATATTTGAAAGAATTTCTAGTTGGTTAAAGAATGAAGGAACATTATTGTTCACGACACCTACTCCGCCTTATAATAAAAAGTATGAATACGAAGTATGGCCAACTGACCATAAAAATGAGTTTACATTCTCTGAAATTTATGGTATAATAAATGAGAGATTCAAAGTAAATAAAGAAATTGGATGGAGCTTAGAGGAGCGAGAATATAACAAACTTTTAGAAAGTGATGCCACATTGAGCATGATGTGCTCAAAGTTGAGAGGAGCTTTTCCTGAAAGTTATGTAAGAGCGATAATTGCTTGTTTGTCTCCTGTTCAAGCTAATCGCCAAGTCTTTTTAGTATGTAAGAAAAGGAGAATTGCAAATGGTAGATTTACACAGACATGATGAGTGTTCAACATTCGATGGCTTTGGAAAACCAGAGGAGTTGGCTGCTCTTGCAAAAGAACTTGGCCATACAGCTTTAGGAATTTCAAACCACGGCAACACAAATAGTTTGGTGAGACATTATTATGCATGTAAAGAAGCTGGAATCAAACCTATTATGGGTGTTGAAGCTTACTTTATGCCTAAGTGGAAAGAACACGAAAGGGGTCACCACTTATGTTTGTTTGCCAAAGATAATGTTGGATATACCAATCTAAACACACTTCAGTTTGAAGGTGAAAAACAAAAGTACTATAATCCCATTATTGATTTTGACCTGTTGGAAAAATATCATGATGGTTTGATTTGTACGAGTGCTTGTGTAGCAGGTTATCTTGCGAAATGTATAACCGCTGATAAGTTTAAGCAAGCTGAGAGGTTCATCGAAAAGATGGTCGATATCTTTGGTGATGACTTTTACATTGAGATTCAACCTTATGTAGTTTCTGACAAAGGAATGCAGGAAAAGGTAAATGTTGAGTCGATTAAGCTTGCTAAAAAATATGGTGTTAAATGCATCCTAACTTCAGACTCTCATTATGGTTCAAAGGATGACTTTGACACATACATGAAGATGCATGAGATTGCTAAGCATCAACCTGATTGGATTGAAGGTACTTATGGTGAGCGTTACATGCCTACTGAAAAGGAACTTAAAGTTCGATTCTGGAAGATGCATAAAGATGACTTTGGTAGTGATGCTGCTAAGACTATGGCAAACAAAATGATTGCCAATCTTCAAGAAATTGAGAATAAAGTGGATGATTCAATCCTTGACAATCTTGAGCAGAAGCTTCCTAAGTTCATGAAAGGCTACGACAGTTATGAGTTGCTTAAGGATAAGATTATAGCTGGTCTAAAGTCTCGTGGTAAATGGAATAAAGAGTATGCAGCAAGAGCTAAGGAAGAACTCAAGGTCATTAAGTATCATGGTTTCGAGGATTACTTCCTTATGGTTGCTGATTATACAAATTGGGCAAAACAGCAAAACATTATGGTTGGCCCTGGTCGTGGTTCAGGTTGCAACTGTTTGGTAAACTATGCGTTGCGTATTACCGATGTTGACCCAATTCTATTCGACCTTGACTTCAATCGCTTTTTAAGAATCGATAAGAAGAAGATGCCTGATATTGACCTTGACTTTGAGACTTCTCGTAGAGGTGAGGTCATTGAGTATCTGCTTAAGCGTTATCCGAATAATGCTGCTCAAATTTGTTCTTATGGTCTTTATAGAGTTGATAATCTTTTAAATGACCTGGCAAAGGTTTGTGGTTTGGATGACAATAAGGACGAGGTAAAGAGAATCAAGTCTTTCATAAATCAGCATATTCGTGAGGGTGTTCTGGATATGGAAGCTGTTGTAAAGTCTGCTGAAGCTAAAATGTGGAATAGTGAGTACGATAACATTATTAAGCACTTCTCAAAGCTTTATAACAAAATCAGATTCATCGGTACTCATGCTGCTGGTGTTGCAATTACTGGTGGTAACATTCTGGATTATACGGCAATTCGTATTGATTCTAAGACTGGTAAGTATTTTACCAACTATGACCTGAATGACATGGAAAAAATCCAGGTTATCAAGTTCGATATTCTTGGTTTGACTACAATGTCGAGTATTGGTGAGTTGAGAGAGCTCACTGGCAATGACCGTTTCGATGAAGACTGGGTAAATGACGAGAACATTACAAGGGCTTTTGGCGAAGGCAATTGTGATGGTGTATTCCAGTTTGAAAAGAAATCTGTTCAGGATATGCTTAAGACAATGGGATGTGACTGCTTTGAAGATGTGGTTGCAGCATCCGCTATGAATCGTCCTGGCCCATTAAGCTTAAAGATGCCTGAAGTATATGCTGCAAATAAAGTTGACCAATCTCACATTGATACGAGCTTACCATACTCCAAATATCTTGAAAAGACTTATGGATGTGTGGTTTATCAGGAACAGGTTCAGGCAATCGCAGTTAACATTGGTGGATTGGAATGGCCGGAAGCTGATAAGATTTTGAAGATGCAGCGTGGTGGTACTGAAAAGGCAATCAGAAACTTTGAAGAGAACTACGATAACTTTGTTAAGAAGTTCGAAGAAGGTGCTAAGCGTTTTGGTATGACCCAGGAACAGGCTTTCGAAATCTTTGATAAGTTCTTCAACTACGCTTTTAATAAAGGTCATGCGACTGGTTATAGCCTAATCTCTGTTGAGGAGATGTATTATAAGCTTTATCATCCTACTGAATTCTGGTATGTTAAGATGAAGTATACCAATGATGATGCCAAGCTTGCTAAGTTCAAGGAGAATGCAATTAAGGATAATGCAGTTGTGTTCTTGCCGCATGTAAACTATTCGGCTGACTTCTCATTGAGGAAGGTTGATGGTGATGTGGTAATTCAGGAAGGCCTAAGCTCTATCAAAGGTGTGGGTGAAAAGGCTGCAGCGTTTATCGAAGCTGAACGAAAGACTCATGGAGTCTTTACAAGCTTTGATGACTTCTACGATAGATGTAAATCAAGAGTTGTCACTTCAAGAGTTGTTCAGATTCTTAAAGAGCAAGGTGCATTGGAGTTCAATAAAAAAGCATACGTCAATCGTGTGATTAAGTACAACAGTGCGTTGTATGCGAGAGCTACAAAATAAAGTTTAAAAATTAGTGTACATTTATATTCATGTATGATATAATGTATACATAAGGTGAGTTAACCTTAAATAATAAGTGTTCGGAGGAACGATATGGAAAAACTAACAGTAAACAAATTATTAGAGATACTCGAAGGTGAGGCTGAATGCATACAAAACTATGAGGACTATCGCATAGCAATGGATTGCATTGACCAACTAAAAGAGATATTCGACGATAACAACAAGAATAAATAAATGGAAGGCGGTCGTAACTGGCCGCCTATCCAAGTAATTTTAGGAGAATAACAACTATGAAGATTTATGGTTTAGTTCAAGATTCTATTGTTGATGGACCAGGACTTCGCTTCTCTTGTTTCGTTCAAGGTTGTCCACATAAATGCGTTGGTTGTCATAATCCTGACAGTCACAACGTAAATGGTGGAACAGAAATGACCATTGATGAAGTGATTAAGAAAATGCTTTCGAATCCTACTACGGAGGGTTTAACTCTTACAGGTGGTGAGCCGTTCTTACAAGCTGAATCTTGTCTTACTATTGCGAAGGCGGCACATGAAAATAAGCTGAATGTTTGGGCTTATTCTGGTTGGACGTTTGAACACATTTTGAATAATGGTTCGGATGCACAGAAGAGACTCCTTCGTGAGCTTGATGTTTTAGTAGATGGTCCGTTTATTCTTGCAGAACGTTCGCTTTCATTAAAGTGGCGAGGAAGCCGAAATCAACGAGTGATTGATGTGCAAGCATCTCTTCATTCTAATAAGATTGTTCTTTTATGTGATTAAGAATGAAAAGAAGGATAGTCACAGGTTGACTAATCTGTTCAAGTAATTCGAGGAGGTAAAAATGGCAAAAACAAATAAGGAAGCCATCATTAAGTTGTGTGGCGAAATAAACAAGAAAGAGGGAGAAGGTTCAGTCTATTCGATTGGTTCCAAACACGCTAACTTGAAAATCAATCGATGGTCCACAGGCATTGAAGACCTTGATGCTATCATTGGTGGTGGAATGCCTGAAGGACGAGTGGTTGAAATCTTTGGCCCTGAATCAAGTGGTAAGACTACTCTACTTTATCATCTTTGTGGTTTGCACGATTTGTGTTTGGACATTCCGATTGAGGGAACGTTCGATGCTGACCGTGCGAAGGTGTTTGGAAACAGGCCTAAGCAAATGCTTATTTATCGTGCCAAGTATGGTGAAGACGCTTTCAACAAAACCATTAAGTTTGCGAAAGCCGGTATTCCTTTGATTGGTATTGACAGTGTGCCTAGCATGGTTCCCAAGGAGGATGCCGAAAAGGTTCTTAAGTCTGCTGAACGTGATTCTATTGAAGAACAAAGAATTGGTGGTACTGCAAGACTTATGAATAAGTATCTACCTACGGTTGAAGAGATTATTGAAGTAACCGGAACAACTCTCATATTCATCAATCAGGTTCGTGATAAAATGAATGCAATGTTGTTTGGTGAAAAGACCGATACACCTGGTGGACGTAAACTTAAGCATGCATGTTCACTTCGTATTCAGGTTGCAAGAAAAGCTTGGATTGAAATTCCTAATAAGAATCCTAAGAATTCTGCGGCAACTGAAAAGATTGGTTTGATTATGAAGTGTAAGGTAGTCAAATCAAAGGTATCTAATCCTATGGGTGAATGTGAAATCCCGTTGTTCTTTGATAGAGGCTTTGTAAGTTTTGATGATGTTCCTACTATTCGTAAGGAAATCATGGCAGCACGAGCTGCTCAGTATGGCAAGCGTATTCCTAAAGAATTTATGGAGGATGAAGATGATGATTAAGTGTAAGATTTGTGGATGTGAGTTTCCGCCGGTAGCCGAAAAGCATTATATTGCACGAGATAGTAGTAAGTCAGGTATTGTAACTGTTCTTAGTAATGACGAAGGGAAACTTTACGATGCCTTTGATTGTCCTATGTGTGGTTGCCAGATGATTGTGCAGGAACGCAAGAGAGATTTTGTTCCTTGTGATGAATTTGATGAGGCTTTGGAGATGGCAATGGCAAAGGAGGACTTTGAAGATGAGTAGAATAAATGAAGCTGAAGTTCGTAAAGCTCTTGGTCAAATGGGGCAAACGTTCGTAGTTAAGAATAAAAATTATGGTAATAGTTTTGAGGCATCACTTGATAAATATGGAATAATTGCTGCTCTTACAAGAATTAGCGATAAATTTAATCGAGCAGAAAATCTGATTCTTACAAGTAGTGCAGGAACGAGTGATGAATCTTTAGTTGATACTCTGTTTGATATGGCTAACTATTGTATGATGACTGCTGTATACATAAAAAATGGTGGAACCAAAAACGGAAAGGTTGGATAAAGTATGTTTGTAATTGAGGTACCATACTTTAATTTGGACCACATATACAATTCAGGTCAAGCTCCACGCTGGATTCCTTTGGGACAATCTCCTGAAAAATCAAAGTACGTTATTCCTCATAAGAATAAAGCTCTTAAGATTGAACAGCAACGAGACAGATACGATTTTAAGAGACATCGCTTTACCATGAGTTGTACTGAAGAGGAATTCTACAATACTTGGTTTGAATACTTTGATTTAAGAATGGATTGCTTGGCTGAAAACAGCAAGATTAAAAAGCTTGGTGGAAAGTTTAAGATTCCTGCTAATCGAGGTCATGGAATTCATATTCTAAAGCAAGATAAATTTGAAGCTTATGTGCTTAGTAAGATAATTACCGAGGCTGGATATGAGAAAGCATTTTATGCTATGAATCATATTGCAGAGGTTTGCGGTGTTAAGCATAAACAATCAATGAGAGAAGCTGGTCAAATTACCTGGTATGAGTTTCCTACTCCGGAAATGATACTGAAAAAAGTTGATAAGCTTAAGAAAATGGGTAGTATAAACTCTTGGCTCAAAGAAACATGTGAAGCCATTGTAAATGATGAGTTTGATTTTACCAAATCTGACAATGAGCTTTTCAGATTGTTCTGCAAGCATGAGATAAATCTATTTCCATTAACTGGAATCGAAGATACGTTGGTAAAGAACTTTGGTGATTCTCCTGAGGAGTTTACTGATTGGTATCTTGGTGAAATCGAAAATAAAGGTTTAGTATATATGTATATAGTACATCATATTCTAAACAAACCAAAGGAGGCTACATCAAATGGGCCTGATTGATAATATTAAAAGAGAAGCTGCTGGAAACAAAACAAAGATTCAGAGTACTGATGCTGCAGCTCTTGAGAAAATCTTCAATAATATGTTCTACCTTGATAAGAACATTGAAGAGGAGACAAAATTCGTTAAGCAAGTAATGACAAGAGGTCTTGAGTCCCAGGAGCGTGTTGGTCTTCACGCATCTGCAATGCTTGTTGGTGACAAAGAATTTTGCTTAAGAGCTCAGGTCTTGAGTTTGATTTATAAGCAGCTTCAAGGTGCACAAACACCTGTAGGCTTAATGAGAATCTTTGAGCAAGGTAATGCAATCCATGAGAAATGGCAGAGACTTCTTATTAGAGCTGGTTATGGTAAAGCTAAGGACATGGACTTCACAAGATTTGATGATGACTATATGCTTAGCTACACACCTGATATTGACTGCTTAATTCCTAAGTTCTTTGAAGGAAGAATGATTGGCGAAATCAAGTCGGTAAATACATACCAGTTCCAGAAAATGACGAAGCATCCATCGGCTTGGAAGCAGTGTCAGTGGTACATGCATTTATGTATCAAGTATCTGAAGAAATGTGGAACTTGGAATGGCAAAGACTATACTAAAGGCTTTGTACTCTCTGAGGACAAGAACACCCAGGACTTTAAGCTTGAAGTATACGATTATGACCCGACTTTGATTGAGCCTTTTGCAGGTAGAGCTGATTCTATTGTTTATCACTATGACCGTGTATTTGAAGAACATAAAATGGTTGCAAGACCAAAGGATGCTACTAGTCCTGATTGCAAACGTTGCAAAGAGTGCTTTATGAGAGAAGCTTGCTGGGGAATTGGCAAAGGTAAGATTAGATTGGAATAGGAGGTTATCATGGACAAACTTACTCATGAAGAAATCTTTAATGAGTTTTGTGAATGGAACGCCGACCACACATCTACTGTAGTTAACTACAAACCTTGGGGAAGCACCTCAATCGCTGTATGGCTTGATAATGGTAATGCATACAAAGTCAAACGTCATGCGCATCATGTCTTTACTGTTCAGAGATTATCTGAAGAGGATATAAATAAGAAATATAAATAAATAAATTCCAGAAGGTTCCAGATGACTCCAGAATAATTTCTAATATTTAAGGTATATAATTTTATATCCAAAATTAAAGAACATTCTAGGGTCATTCTGGAACCCCTGAATAAATACATAATTTGAAAGGAGGATATATCAATGGGTAGGCCTTGTCCGTTGCTAGGAACTGCTGTCTATTTGGATTGTTTAGACTGTGACGATAAGCAATGTAAAAAGCAATACAAATATAGAAAAGTAGCAATAGGAATAGACCAGTCCTATAATAATACTGGTATTAGTATTGCTGCAGATAGAAAGCTCATAAAAGTGAAAAGCATATTCTTAGATAAGTACAAATCAAATAGTGAAAGAAGGAGGGCATTGGCAAATACGCTTGATGGTCTCCTTAAGGCAGTTTGCCCTAAAGCAAAGAATGTGGTTTGTATTATCGAAAGAATTAGACTGCACTCGCAAGGCTTTTTAAACATTGACTATATCAAATCCATTGGAGCTCTAAACAGCATAATCGTAGATAAATGCCAAGAATATGGTGTAGAGGTTTATTCAGTTGATACCAGGTGTTGGAAAGCTCAAGTAATTGGGACCAGTAAACCTTGCCCAAATGAGTTTGGTGTACCAGATGAGAAATGGCCTACAACAAGATGGCTTATAAACCAGGGATGGGAAGATAGCATCCTGCTTCCTATTGAGGGTAGAAAAACCAAAGGCACATTTACCAGAGATGGGCAAAAATACATGTATAACAATGATGCAGCAGACTCAGCAGGGATAGCTATGTTTGGGTTTATGGGTGACCAAGGAAAGCTGCAATTAGAGAGGTAGTTACTATGGGAAAACCTTATTGGAGTGATGGTATCAATATAAAATGCTGCAAAGACTGTGTGCCCCCAAAGCGTTATCCTGGTTGTGGTGCAAGTTGTAAAGAGTACAAAGAAGCAAAAGCACAGTATGAAGCTGATAAAGAAAAAATGAGAGCAAAGAAAGTATTTGTTCTTGGTAAGCATGACTTTGATATGTTACAACCTAAAAGTGAAGCACGAAAACGAAAGACCTGATTGTTCTTTCTTTATATATTTCTTTCTTATATACATAAAATAAATATAAATAAATTTCTCAAACCTATTTACAAATTAAAAGTATTATGATATAATGTATATATGAACACCAAATAAATTTAGTCCTTAGAGGAGGAACAAAAAATGAAAGCTGAGAAAATTAATAACAAAATCGAATCAATTGAATTCGATAGTCTGAACGATTTCTACAAGTACATTTGTGACACGCCTTTCAACGAAGCATTTCGTTGGGCTAAGCATTCCAGCGTTGATGGTAATGAGTACTTCACCAAGACCAAGAATTTTGATGAAGCAGTTCAGCTGTTTAAGAATGGTTGGTCTGATATGGCTGGTAAGTTGGTACAGAAGCTCAAGGTAATTGAGAGCAAAACCCAGCCGATGATGAAGCCTAGAAGCAAACTGGATGTTTGTGGTTATCAAGCAGTCGTTCCCCTGTATTTGCAGGGTGTGCCGAATAACATGATAAACAAAAAGATGGTACCTGTTAAGCAGAAGGTAATTACCCTAAACAAATCCATCGATTATCATGGTGGTGTAGGTGCTGATGCAATAATCGAGGAAAGCATCAAGGCAATGCAGATTATCAAGAAGCTTGAAGCTCAGGGTTTTAGATGCAATCTGAATTTGGTGCTTGGTTCTACTGCAGGTTATGGTCATAGCAAAAAGCAATTTGTTATGAAGGTAAGAATCAAGTCGGCAAATGAGAAGCTGAATATCAGCAAGCTGGCATTCCCTCTGGTTCATCCTTCCATGCTTCGTAGATTGTTCTTCAGATTCATTGAGGTTTATCCGAACGTAACCAAGGACTTTATTCATGGTTATGGTATGCCGGCAACTTCTAATGAACTTAGAGATACATTCAAAGGTGAATACCTGCTGCCTAACTTCATTATGAAGGATGTAAGTACTATTACCGGTATTGATGACCTTGAGAATATGTGATAATAGGGGCTCTTAAATGAGTCCCTTATAAATTGGTGCCGCGGCGACTGGAGCTTAGTACTCCTGAAAGTGGATTGGTCATTCCATGATTTGATTTCTGGTATTGTACTCCCACATGAGAGCAGTGGTTAAATGGAGTTTGATGAACAGCCAATTGTATTTTACATGCCGATGTGGCGGAATGGCAGACGCTGCGGACTTAAAATCCGTTGTTCATTCGTGTGGGTTCAAGTCCCATCATCGGTACCAAGTAGGTGGGCTAAAATGAAAGTGATAGCCTCTTCCAGGAAGACAGAGAGGGTATATTTACTGCAGTTGCTCCTCAACTACTACGGTAGTGAACTGCACACTATTCCTGGCACCTACATTGTGGGCTTTTAGCTCAGGTGGTTAGAGCAGCTGACTCATAATCAGCAAGTCTGGGGTTCAAGTCCCTAAAAGCCCACCAGCCGTATAAACGGCTCGTATCTTTCCTTTTTTTCGGGTAGTACCAACCAATGTTAAGTGCCAGGAGCGACAACCAGACAACCAGAAACAATAACATTGGTTGGTACGTTTTTAATGAAAAAACTTCAAAAACTTTCACAAAAAGGGTTTACATTTGCTTTTTGCTGTGATATAATTAAATCACGTTAAGGGAATAGCCCATAACGAATATGAGTGCTCAGTGAGCAAAGGAGATACGAAAATGGCAAACGTAAATTTTGAGGTAATTAAGATTGAAAAGGCAATCAAGGCTGGTTGCGTAGTGGTAACTCTCAAGTTCGAAGGTTCCGATAAGAATTTCACTTACGTTCGTAAGGCTTACGGTAACACTACCGTGATTGATGGATGCCGAATCTACTTCGACCATCAGTACAATGTTTCTAAGGTTGAACGTGAATATGAAACCAAGGGCATCAAGAAAATGTCCACTGCCAAGCAGGTTGGCACCACTTCTAATAAGATTAAGAGTGAACTTGAAGGAAAAGGAATCGAGCTTCCTAAGGTTCTTCCCATTCCCCAAGTTGAGATTAAGAATGACGGTGAAGTTCACCACGAAAAATACGATATGATTAAGACTTGCCTTCAGTGCAACATTCCGGTTTACCTTGCAGGTCCTGCTGGTTCCGGTAAGAATCACACTGTTGAGCAGATTGCAAAGGAACTTGGTTGGAACTTCTACTTCTCCAACTCCGTTCAGCAGGAATACAAGCTTACTGGTTTTGTTGATGCAGGCGGTTGCTTCCACGATACCGAGTTCTACAAGGCTTGCACCGATGAAAAGGAATGCATCTTCTTCCTGGATGAAATGGATGCTTCCATCCCCGAGGTTCTGGTTCTTCTGAATGCAGCCATTGCAAATGGTTACTTCGAGTTCCCCAATGGTCGTGTTGATTTTGACCATGTACATTTCGTAGCAGCTGGCAACACCGTTGGTTCTGGTGCAGACGACATGTACACCGGTCGTATGGTTCTTGACCAGGCAACCTTGGACCGTTTCGCAATCATCGAGTTCGACTACAGCTTGAACATTGAGATGTTTATCACCAAGAACAACACTGAGCTGGTTAACTTCATCCGTCAGCTTCGTAAGGAAGCCGAGTCCAAGGGTATTCGAGCAACCTTCAGCTACCGTTGCATGACGATGATTACCAAGTTGGAGAAGGCTGGCATGGACCTGGTAATGGCAATGACCATTAGCATCGTAAAGGGTTTGGACAAGGACACTGTAAACACCCTTACTCCTGTTGGCAGCAGCAAGTACCACAACGCTCTTAAGAAAATCCAGATGGCCGCTTAATGCGGCCTTTGGCTTTATAAAAGGAGGAATGAGCATGTCTCAAAAAGCAATTGACATATTGATTGAGCTTTTGAGGGTGTTTATCTACTCACCCCATCGCACCAAAGCTGATGCTACTATGTTAGAAGCAAAGCTTAGTGAATTAAAGGAAGAACTTAAATCAAATTTGGAGGTGTAACAATGGTTCATGAACGGATTACTGAGCATGACTTGGAAACGTCATTTAAAGATGGCTACACGGCTGGTTATGAAGCTGGTTATGAAGAAGGTTTAAATGAAAATGAACTGACTAAGACGATGCTTTTATGTGCGATAATCTCTACAATTTTTGGTATAATAATTGGAATCGCTTTATGTAAGTTTATTCCTGGGTTCTGGACTGGCTTTTGGAGTTGGTTTAATTAATCTAATTGGTGGTATTTAAGATGGCAGAAAAGAGATACCCTGGAAGACCTAGAGGAAGGCTTTCAATCGATGTTAATGATGTTATTGGTAAGCGTGTAGGAATGCTTAAGGTTGTAAAATATGCTTTTTACAAGCGTGAAACATCTAAATGTGGTACAAGACTTAAGCACTTCTATCTGTGTCAATGTGATTGTGGAAACATTGTAATGATTCGTAGAAATCAAATCTTGAATAATGGTTCTTGTAGTTGTGGTTGCGTTAGACGCAAACTTTCTAAAAAAGGTGGTAAACATAATGAAACCAATAAATGAAGAAAAGTTGAGTGTATTCGCTAGACGGCTAAGACAAGCACGCAAAACTATTGGTTTAGGCCAGGCAGCTTTTGCAGACAAGATTGGTGTGCACCCTAACACTTATAGATACTATGAAAGTGATGTTAGAAAACCGCAAATTGATATTCTGGTAGAAATAGCACAAGCATTAAATGTAAGTACTGACTGGTTGTTAGGTTTAAAAGATTGATTAAAATGAATGCAAGAGAAAAGGAATTACATAAACATATAATAGACTTCAGTAAAATGCCTTGTGTATACTGGTCTGATTCAACTAAGATTAGTTATTTGCAGCGTCGTATAATCATCTGGTCAATCATGTATTATGAGCATGACGAAAGTTGTGTGCCAGACGTTGTGTATGATGCTGTATCATATCAACTTGTAGAGCTTCAAAACAGTGCAAATAAAGAAGAGGTAAGAGCGTCAACATATTACTATGCAATGCATGATTTTGATGGTTCTACAGGTTTTGATATTCCGTCAAGATTGACAAAACAAGACCGTGAGTATCTTACCCATATAGCCAATATGGTTTATAGAACCTGGGGTAAGGGTTCAAAACGAAAGAAAAAGGAGAAAGAGCAATGATAACTCTAAAAGACTTACAGAATAGAATTTACAGTGGTAAACAATGTGTAGGGTTTGAATATACTGTCAAAAATGAAAAGGATGAAGCTCAATTCGAAGCAAAGTTCAGAACTGGTGCTACCACTAATGAGTGGAGGGTGCAAATTGTTTTTGATAGAACAAGGGACAAGGATTCTGAGGTATATAATTTCGGTTATATCATGCCCAGGAACGGACTTCCTCTTGAGCTTATTGCAGCAACAGGCCTTAAGTACTTCCATTTGTACTTGAAAGAAGAAATTCAGCAAAAGGTAAGCCATGACTTCCTTCTTGGTGAGATTCTTAAAGGTATGTAATATGGCAATGAAAAGGTCAGGTAAGTTCTACAGAAAGAACGAAGCCGAAGTAATGGAAGCATTAGGGTTTAAGCCTACAAAGAATTCTGGTTCCGGTTGGGTTGAGAAGGAAGATGGCCAATCTGAAAAGGCAATATGCCAGCTCAAATCAACGGATGCAAATAGTATTAAGATAAATAAAAAGGACTTAGATGTATTAAGCTATAATGCTGCAGTTGCTCATAAGTTACCTGTGTTTGCAATTCAGTTTCTGCAGTCCAATGAGGTTTATTTAATCATTAAACCTGAAATGCTTTGTGAAGCAGCTAAATACATAAAAACAGGAGAATACGAATCAGCAAATGAGTTTGTTGGTATCGATTTAAGTGAGCATGAAACAATGACTTCAACTCCAAAGAGAGTCATTAAATCAAGCTCAAACGCACGTGAAGAATTCCATAAAGAAAATGAAAGAAAATTCAAAAAGGAGAAAAGGTCAGCAACATGAGTGAGATGATTGTAGTAAAGGTAAAAGAAGTTGTAAAGTATAATGGCCATAGCTTATCTGCTAATGGTTCCGTAAACTTTAATCTGAAAGCTTCTTACTCTGAATTACCTAATACGATTCAGATGATGCAGATGCTTAATAATGATGTGAACATTAAAGCAAAGCTTCCTGGTGGTAAGCCTATGAAGCTTGGTATGTTCCGTATTAAGCAGATTGTAATTGACGGGGATGGTGAGTCCACTCTTAAGTTTAATGGTCTGAATGACTACATTGAAATGGATAACCTGAACCTGCTTCCTCTGAATAACGATGACAATAAAGAGTTTGTTATCATGATGGAAGCTGAAATTGAAGTAGAAAAGGAAGAAGGTGAAGAATAATGGCAAAGACTAAGGTTGAATATAATGAGCTTTCTAGAGCTAAGGTTACTGATTCTAGAAACATCGTAATTTCCGCTTGTAGCAAGGGTGGTTTTACTGTTGCTCAGCAGCTTGAAGCTAAGGAAAACGACAAGACCACTTCGGTGTTTCTTAAGGGCGCTTTCCATGTAGATGATATTCATGGTTTATATAACATCAGAGATGCTATCAATCTGGCAATCAAGGTTACTGAAGAAAATACCAATAATGGAATTGATTGGGATAATTGATAAAATTTCAAAAACTTTCAAAAAGCCTATGTACAAACTTAAAAGTCTGTGATATAATCATATCATGGTAAACAAATAAAAATACCAAATACCAATACTGCAAGTCGTTTAGGAGGGCACAATGATGTATAGCAAAAGCAATGAAGACAAGAAGTTCTGGATTGTCAAGATTGACAAAAAGGGTTTTGAATGCGCAATCTTATTGTATGGTTCAGAAACTGAGTTATGGAGATACATGAAGCGTGAATTCAATTATGTTCCCGATTATCGTGCAATCTCTGATGAACAATCTAGAATGGCAAGAAACTTTGGTATGAAGTGTTATCTGTGCTAATGCTTACATTCATCATTGGTATGAAAAGGTGAATGATAAAAAGGAACGTATCCTTTATCATTATAAGTCCTAGGTTTAGGTATCAAAACTTCTCAACTCTTAATACTAATTAAAATCAAGAACAAAAAGGAGAATGAATTAAGATGGCTAAGAATTACACTTTCGCAGAAGCAGTCAAGATTATTAATGCAGGTACCGACATGGAATCTATCATCGACATTGGTCGTAGATATCCTGCACTTCTTCACAAGGTAACCAATGTTGCAGCTAAGGCTGGTGAGGCGTTCGTTGACCTGATGAGCTACATGCCAGATTATCTTACCGCAAACAAGGTAAACACCGCAATGAAGAATGCTGCTGGTGCTTCTGAAGAAGAGGATGCTGAAGCAGCTGAAGCTGAGGAAACCGATGCTGAAGTAACTGAAGCTGCTGGTGCAAAGGATTATGAATCCATGAGCGCAAAGGAAATGTGGGACCTGCTTGGTAAGGCCGGTAAGCGTAAGCTTGCTAAGTCTACTAAGAAGGCTGACCTGGTTGAAGCTTGCAAGCAGGCATTTGGTGCAGCTGCCAAGGTTGAAGCTGAAGCAACTGATGAAGTTGAGGAAGCCAACGACAATGAGGAAAATCCTTACGCAGGTAAGTCCGCAATGGAACTGTTTAAGGAATGTAAGAAGCGTGGCATCAAGGCTGCTCCTAAGAAGACTGCCAAGTTCTATGCAGAGCTGCTTGTAAAGGCAGATGCTGAAGCTTCTAAGGACCCTGCTGTTGAAACCGAATCTGATGATTGGGATGAGGAAGAAGCGGAGGAAACTCCCAAGAAGGAAGAAAAGAAGCCTGCTGCTAAGCCGGCTAAGAAGGCACCCGCTAAGAAGGCTGAAGCTGAAGAGGACGACGATTGGGACATCTAATGTTCAGCTAACATATGAGTTTGCCTCAATAAGTAACCGTAACCGGTGCGTATGTTTTGAAAGAGGCATGCGCATCGGTTATACTCATTTAAGGAGGAACAAATGAAGACAGAACAAATTCTTAATCTAGATTATAGAAAAGAAGAAACAAAAGAAATAATTCAGAAGGTGTTGAGAAAAATCAAACCACTTTCTAAATACTCAGAAGAGCATGATGTTCCATTGGAAGCAATTGAAAAGTTTATTCGTGTTATGAGTCAAAAATACGATATTGTGCCACAATGGGTCACAATGTCTCTATACGAATCTGCTGTTAATATCTACTCTATTGGTGTAAAAACCGCAAGAGAACATCAATGGCTTGGTAACGTATACGGCATGTGCTTATATGAGGTATTTGCAAAGCTTGCTATTAAGATGTATTCTGAGATTAAACAAGGAAACATCAATGTAAGAGAAATGTCGAAAGAAGAGGAATGGGAGAGACGCAAATGAGGGTAAGAATTTACACAGATGGTGCGTGCTCTGAAAATCCTGGCCCTGGTGGCTGGGCAGCTGTATTTAACGCAGCAAACAGTTGCCGTACAATTTCTGGTAATGAAAAATTAACGACAAACAATCGTATGGAACTTCGAGCAGTTGTTGAGGTTTTCAAAAAGATTGTTAGAATGGAAGAAAATAAATCAAAAAGTGCTCGTCATGAGTATGATATATTTTCCGATTCAGCTTATGTAGTGAACACAATCAATAACGATTGGCTTGGAATCTGGCAAAAGAATAATTGGCAAACCACAAAGCATGAGGATGTAAAGAACAAAGATTTGTGGGAAGAATTCAATAAGCTAAGACTTGCAACTGAAGCGCTTGAAATAAGCATAACACTACATAAAATCAAAGGTCATTCAGGCAATACGTTTAACGAGCTGGTTGATAAGCTCGCTAAAGAGGAATCAATAAAAGCGAAGGAAGGTGCTTGGGATGATTAAGTACTCAAGAGAGTTTTTAAGGAAATCATTTACAGGTGAAGATATGAAGTCGGCATATTTATCAGCCTGTAAATGGTTCTCAACAAACATACTCAGTAAAGCTGAATTTAAGAATGTTCACGTTCAATTCATAAAAGAGGATGAAGACAAGACTGAATCTCCAACTATTACGGTATGTTTGTTCGCTGTTCAGGACAGTGAAAATGAAGTAATGGCAGAACACTGCAAAATATGTAAAGAGATGCATTGCCACTTTTTCATAACTGAAGCAACACACTGTGGTAATTGCAGTGCTTTAGGTTTTCAGAAACGTCTTGAACGAGGAATCAATATCAAGAGTGATTGGTACAAAGAGTTGTTTAAAAGAAATGGAGGTGCTAATAAGTGAAGGAACTCTGTAATATGCTTACTGAAATTACATGGGAAGCTTATTGTGGTTTTATTTACTTCATTAAAAGCAATCTGGTTGTATTTGCAAATATTTTGAGCTTTGTCCTTCCTTATATGATGTACTTCCTTGGTCAGTATGTTACAAGCAATGGAACCAGGTTTGATATTGGCTATGAAGCTATTATTGCACCTTTGATATTCTTTGTGCTGATTTACTACTTAAGGTCTACAGCAAACAAAGTCGGAAAAGGTAAAAGCATTCCTGTACCCGATAAAAGGTTCACTGAAGTAGATGAAGATGGTGAGGTAAGCATCGAACATAATCGAATTCAGGAACTGATTCTGTATATGGCCGACCTTGAGGATTGGATGGAAAGAAAAGGCATTATGTAATATATTCCCAGAAGTTCCAGAATGACTTTAGATTGATTTTATTTTTGGTAATATAAATCCATTGAAATTAAATAAAAATCAATCTGGGGTCATCCTGGGACTTCTGATAATATAATCTAATTTTATTACAAAGGTGACCGAATATGACAGACAATAAAGAGATGGAAAAATATCATGCGTATTTAGAGGAAGTACTTGAAGCCTGCAGAAATGGTAAGCCCTGCAGCTATGGTATTTGTGATGAATGCCCATTAAATATTCTAAGTATCAAGGATGATGAAGAACAATGATGATATTTGTTGTTATAAACTGCAAGAATCGTAAGAACACTTTTGTTACTACTTCTGCAAGAAAAGCAAGGAACAATTTTGACTTCGGTTCAAAGATAGAAGTGTGGTATAACGATAGTTGTATTGAGACAATATACTCGAAAACATTAAAAGAAATCAACAAATATGTAAGTCTCCAAAGGCAACATATAGGAGAGAAACAATCCAAAGCCGAGCAAAGAAACGGAAGAAAAAGAAAATAAGAATATTAAAGGAGATTATTTAAAATGTACTACAGCAAGATTGAATGCCCTAATTGTGGTAATGAATTTACTGTAAATAATGCAAGAGAATCAATGAAATGCTGCTGGTGTAAAAGGCTTGTATCCATAAAGTTTGAAAGGTTAGGCAAAAGGAAGCATAGATTCATTGTTGAGCCAATGGAATTTTCCGAAGAAGAAAAGAAAGATTTTCATAAAAAATGGGAGGAGAAAGACGCTTATGGACAGAAGTAATATTAGAATTGAAATTCTAAGAAGCCCCTCAGAAATGGATTGGGAACGCTGCTATATGCTTGCTCTGAATACTATGGGCAAAAAGTATGCTGGCAATGCTGTTACTGATTCTTGGAAAAGCAAGATGCTTAAATGTAGGCACTCTCCTATCAGAACCCTTGTGTTTACCATTCGTATGGTTGTTCCTTACTATGTATCAACCCACTTTGTTCGTCATAAGATTGGTGTTGAGCATTATATTCAGTCTCAGCGAAATGACCGTCAAAACAACTATGACAGGGAAACTGCACCTCAGGGTGCTTTGGTATCTCATATCATGGAACTTGATGCAAGCACGCTTTTGAACATGTCCAATGTTCGACTGTGTGGCATGGCTGACCCCACTACCAGATATGTGATGACCCTTATTTGCAAAGCTGTTGAAAGCTTAAATCCTGAGTTTGTTGGTCATTTAAAGCCGATGTGTGAACATCTGCATGAATGCCCTGAATTTAAACCTTGTGGATATTGGGAAGCAAAAACTAAGAAAGATTTATGTGACCATTATTAAATGTTCTCTGGGGTTCTAGAATGACTTCTGGATGTTTCTATATTTGGATTAAAATATATCCATATAAATAAGGAAAATCAATCTGAAGTCATTCTGGAGTCCCTGGAGATATTTTAAGAATAATCAGCTAGAAGCTGTTGATAATAAATTTATAAAAACTTCAAGAAATTTATCAAAAAGGGTGTACAAATGGTAAGATTTATGGTATAATTAAATCACGTTAAGGAACAAACCAAAAATAAATGAGTGTCTAGGAGGACAAAACAATGAAGAAGATCGCAAGCGAAGAACACAAGAACATGACCGTGGCCGTATTCGAAGAAAACGGCATTTACGAAGTCAAGGCCGCAAAGAATGGCCGCATCATTAACACCTTTACCACCGCCGATAAGTACGAAGCTCAGGAAGTTTACGGTGCAACCATATACGCAATGTACGAATAAAGGAGGAATAGTGATGATAGAATTTATCAGAACAATCACAGGCAAAAGATTCTTTGATGCTCAGTTGCCAAGACTGATTCAAGCATTAGAAAGAATCGCAGATGCTTTAGAAAAGCAAAATGAAGAAAAGGAGAATAAGTGATTATGAAAATCGTAGTAAAGAAAGTGTATCAGAATCCTGAGGTAATGGAAATCAAAGGTGAGCTTCACGAAATGCAGGAAATTGTTGGAGGATATATTGAAGCCTTTCCTGTAGTTGATAACATCCTTTGTGTATGTAATGAGGAAGGAAAACTAAACGGACTCAATCCGAATTTCAGATTTAATGGTGATGTAATTGTTGGTGATGTATTCTTCTGTGTTGCTGGTGAAGAGGATTTTGAAAGTCTTAATGACATGCAGATAGATGCTCTTATGAGAGTGTTTAATGTGAGAATGTGACCGAAACGGTATCCACGTTCTCTAAGAACTAAAGAGTTTAGGTAAACGAAGCTTGGATGAAATACTCCAGGCTTTGACCTATTTATTGAGAAATATAAACAAAACAAACGAAAGGGGAAAAATGCTACAATGGCATCAGCAACTAAAAATCAATGTCAAGCGACTGAATGGTTGGAAGAAGATAACCTGATGTTGTTGGAGTGTTGGACAAGAGACGGATATACTTTTGAAGATATCGCAAACAAGATTGGTATCACCACAACTGCATTGCGAGCATGGAGAAAGCAATATCCTGAAATTGATAAAGCCCTTAAAGCAGGTAGAGAAATCATTGACTATAAAGTAGAAAATGCACTTCTTAAATCTGCTTTAGGGTATAAAACAAAAGAAGTAAAAGTAACTACGACTATTAGATATGGTAAGGTAGTTGAAACTGTAAAAGAAGTTCTGGATAAAGAACAGGCTCCTAATGTGTATGCTGCTCAGTGCTGGTTGTATAATAGGCTTCCTAAGAAGTGGAAGAACATGAATAGTAGAGCTAATATCCTAGAAGATATGGATGAAGATACTTCTATTCAGGTAATAGTAACAAGAGCAAATAAGCAAAATCAGTCTCAATCAGATAGTCCGGTAGATAATGAAATAGATACTGAATGGCAAGATGAAGTAAATCAGTCTATTGAAATAAGAAAGTCTACTGAAGAAGAAATAAAGGCTGCTGAAAAGGCTAAAAAGGAAGCAAAGAAAAAGGACGACCAAAACGTTTCAACTAAAATTGAGTCTGAGACAGAAGACGACCTGGATTATTGGCCTGAAGACTGGGAAGATGAAGAGGAGGAGTAAGATTGAAGATAACAAAATCTGTCGCTCCTTCCTTTGAAGACTTCCTATTCAATTGGGACTATGAAAGATATTTGCTAATTGGTGGATATGGTTCAGGTAAGTCATATCAAGTTGCCTTCAAGATAATCTTAAAACTTCTTGAGGAAAAGCGCAAGGCCTTAGTTATCAGAGAGGTATTTGATACTATCCAAGATTCCTGTTACGATTTGTTCTGTGAGATTCTTGATGATATGGGGCTATTAACTACTGACCCTAAAGAATTCAGGACAAAGAAGAATAGAGTCCTTGCCTTAAAGAGTCCTTTGAAGTTCAGGTTCCCTAATGGAAGTCAGATAATCTTCAAAGGTATGGACAAGCCTGAAAAGGTAAAGTCTATTAATGGTGTATCTATTGTCTGGTTAGAAGAATGCTCTGAAATTAAGTATGCTGGTTACAAGGAATTGCTTGGTCGTATTCGTACTCCTAATGTGAGTATGCACTTCTTCCTTAGCTGCAATCCTGTTGGTAGAGATAATTGGGTGTACAGACACTTCTTTGTAAGGTTGGATGATGAAGGCATTGAAGATATTATCGTAGATGAGAATAGATTCTATGATAGAAAGTGCATTGTAAAGAATGGTACTTACTATCATCACTCTACGCCTAGTGACAATCCTTGGTTACCTTGGCAATACATGAAGCGTCTTGATGACCTTAAGAATTATGACTATCCTCTGTATATGGTAGCTCGTTGGGGCAGATTCGGTGCAACAGGTACTAGGGTTCTTCCTCAGTTCATGGTTGCAAGACATCCTCAGAGATTTAAGGCTGCTATTGAGAGACTTGGTCCTGAGAATCAGTACTTTGGTTTTGACTTTGGTTTTGAAGAATCGTATAACGCAGTAATTTCTATGAGTGTAGATTTGAAGCAAGGTATTTTGTATATCTGGGATGAAATCTATATGAACAAGGTTACTGATGATGCATTCGCAAACCAGCCTGAAATGCAGAGACTAAAGATGCGATTGGATGCCTACAATGAACAAGGATATGCCAAGATGATTGTGGCAGATAATGAGGACCCGAAGGCAATTACATATTACAGACAGAACGGCTTTAAGATTAGAGCATGCAGAAACAAGTTCGCAGGGTCGAGATTGTCCAACACCCGTAAAGTAAAACGATTCAGAAAAATTATTGTTAGTCCAAGGTGTAAGAATGTAATTCGAGAGCTGAAGGACTTGACATACAAGAAAGACGCAAAAGGAAATGTTGTCTATGACCAGTTTAATATTGACCCACATTCATTCTCTGCTATTTGGTATGCACTTGATAGTGTGACTGTAGCAGATGTAAAGGATAAGGACTTCAATAGTAAGGCTGGCTAATGTACAAAAGAGGTGAACCTGGTAATGGAAGAACATGAAGAAAGATGTACTGTAATGTCATGTTATTATAATGACGATTGCATATGTCTTTGTTGTGATGATGTAAGGGACGCCACAATGCTGGAAGATTGTCCAAGCTTTATTGAGGATTAAGAAGGGAGAGGTTAAGATGAAGTTGAATAACAAGGCATATGACGTACTTAAATGGATTGCGTTGGTTGCACTTGATGCGATTGGCTTACTTTATAGTACGCTTTGTGGTATTTGGGGCTGGCCTTTCGGAGATGAAGTTCTTGCAACGTGTGCAGCAATTTCTCTGTTTATTGGCGCCTTGATTGGTGTTTCCTCTGTTAATTACAGTAAGGATAAGGCTAATGAAGAGAATGTCGAAGAGAATATCTTTGACTAATAGTAATTGGAGGTGATAATCATGAGTGGTGATAATAAGTATACTAAAGGTACTGCCACAAGATTGTCTGCCAATTTTACTTCAAAGGAATTTGATTGTAAGGGCAAAGGTTGTTGTTCAAACACTATCGTTGACCCGAAGCTGATTAAATATTTGCAGCAGATTCGTGACCATTTTGGTGTTGCTGTTACTATTTATAGTGGTTATAGATGTGATAAGCATAATAAAGCTGTTGATGGTGCAAGCAAGTCCAAGCATAAGTATGGTCAGGCTGCAGATATTAAGATAAAAGGTGTAAGTCCTTTGAAGGTTGCTCAGTACGCAGAGAGTATTGGCATTCGTGGCATTGGTCAGTATCCTACGTTCACTCATATTGATACCAGAACCAATAAGTTTTTCTGGTATGGTTCTGGTCAGCAGTCACGTTCTACCTTTGGTAAGTACGTTGATGAAACTAAAAAGGCTGAGACTAAAGAAGAGGTATCTAAGGAAAATGTAGGAAGTACTTCAAGTCCAGTAGTAAATGTTGGAGGTAATGGAATGAAGTATAATGAAAATAATAAACCTTTGGTATGCATGCAGACTACGAGTCGTTGCTATAAGAATACCAAAAAGATGACTGTAAAGGGCGTGCTTTGGCATAGCACAGGTGCAAATAATCCTAATCTGAAGAGATATGTTCAGCCTAGTGATAATGCATCTGATAGAGAGTATTGGCTGAATCTGCTTGGCAAGAATCCTTACAGAAATGATTTGAATCATGCTAATAGTAATGTTGGTATGAATTGTTGGATTGGCAAACTTGCAGACGGTACAGTTACCACTGTTCAGACTATGCCTTGGAATTATCGTCCTTGGGGTTGTGGTAGTGGTAAGAAAGGTTCTTGTAATGATGGTTGGATTCAGTTTGAAATTTGTGAAGATAATCTGAATGATAAGAGCTATTTCGATAAGATTTATAAAGAGGCTTGTGAGATTACCGCATATCTGTGTAAGATGTATGGTTTGAATCCTAATGGTCATAGTAAAGTTGGTTCAGTTACTGTTCCTGTGATTCTTTGTCATGCTGATAGTTATAAGCTTGGTCTTGGCACTGGGCACGGCGATGTTTATCATTGGTTCAATAAATATGGCAAGACTATGGATGATGTTCGCAATGATGTTGCTGCATTAATGAAGTCTGGTAGCATTAGTGTCACAGCCCCTATTGAACCTGAAAAACCTGTTGAGAAGCCTGCTGAACCTGTTGAGCCTTCTGTGCCTGTGGTGTCTTCTGGTTATTTGGTAAGAGTAGCCACTGATGCACTTAACATTCGTAAAGGTCCTGGTATTAATTACGATATTGTTGATTGCATTAGAAATGAAGGTGTTTATACCATTATTGATGAAGCAGTTGGTGAAGGCGCAACCAAATGGGGCAAGCTAAAGTCCGGTGTAGGTTGGATTAGTTTGGATTACGTACAAAAGCTTTAAGGAGGTAAAGGAAGATGGCAAGCGAAGAGGCTAAGGTCATTGCGGCCGAAAATTCTACTGAAGTCTTGAGTGCTTTTAACCGTATTCCTTATGCCTTAATAAATGCAGAGGTTAGAGGCGCCGCTAAAGATACTTTAGATGAGCTTACTCAAATCTGCAAGTATTATAAGGTATATAAGAAAGGTGCAAGCTTTACGGTAGAGGGAACCAATGGTGACTATATACCGGCCAAGCTGAAGTACAAGATGGCGGCTTCGCTGATTAATAAGGAAGCAAGATTCTTGTTCGCTGAGCCACCTGACATTACGGTTGAGCCTAAAGGCGACGTTGGTAAGGTTACCGAAGATGCAAGGAATGCTTTGACGGTACTGAACGATTTAGTTAAGACTATCCTGGATGCTAATAAATTTGAGGAAGCTCTTATTAAGGCTGCAAAGGATTGTTTTATTGGCAAGCGTGTTGCTGGTCTGGTGAATTTCAATGAGGATGATGGTGTAACGGTAACGTTCTTACCGAGTACGCAGTTTATCTATGAAACTAAGATTGGTAACCCGAATGTGCTAACCAAGTTTGTTTGCTTTATTATTGTAAAGGACTCGATTACCTTGTCTGAAAAGCGAATCTTCAAAAAGAAGTTTGAGCTTATGGATGATGTGGTGTATCTTGAAGAGGTTCTTTATGATGGTGCAGGCAAAGAACTTGAGGTTGTTACTGAATATCAGGAAACTTTGATGCCGATGATTCCGGCAAGCATCTTTATCAATGATGGATTAACTGGCGAAGACTACGGTGAATCTGAAATTGAAATTCTGCAGGACTATGAGGAATGGTATTCCAAATTATCTAATGCAGATATTGATGCTGAACGTAAGAGCATGAATCCTACGAAGTATGTAGTTGATATGGAGGCAAACTCTACTAAGAAGTTGTCTACCGCAGCTGGTGCTTTGTGGGACCTTGGTTCAGACCAAAACTTGGACAAGCCTAGTCCTCAGGTTGGTATTTTGGAACCGGGCATGAATTATAGTGAAGCTCTTAAGACTTCTTTGGACCGCATTAAAACTGTTGGTTACGAGCAGATTGATATGCCTAACATAACTCTTGAATCTATGCAAGGTGCAATCACTTCAGGTAAATCCTTAAAGGCGATTTACTGGCCGCTTATCGTACGTTGCAAAGAGAAGATGAAGATGTGGGGTCCTCAGTTAAGACAGTTGGTCAACATTATTATTCAAGGTGCAATGGTCTATCCCGGTTGTATTGTAGAATATACGAACGACACTATTATGGCTGTTGACTATGAGATTAAAGTTGAACACAACACTCCGCTTCCTGAAGATGAGATTGAGGAAAAGAATATGGACCTTTCCGAAGTTGAATCTAAGACTATGAGCCGTAAGGCTTATATGAAGAAGTGGAGAGGTCTTACTGATGATGAGGTTCAGGAAGAACTTGAACAGATTGCGTTGGAACGTCAGTTAATTGAAGACAGTTCGTTTGCACTTGCTCATGATGGTGCCAGTTCCGGGGCACTTGATACTGGTAATGTAGATGAATCTGTTGAAGATAATATTGATGATGATTCTGATTTAATTCAGGAATAACCAGATGAACCCCAGATTGATTCTATGGATTTATTAAAGGAAATCTATTCCTAAAATTCAAATCAATCTGGGGTTACTCTAGAATCCCTGAAAGGAGGTGCCATAATGGCCTTATTATTTGAAGATGCAGCGAAAGCAAAAAGCCAGATTATGGCATCACAACAAAAAGAAATTGCCAAACTGTATGATGATTGGGCAAATGATATTGCAGATAGGGCAAAGTTTTATTCTCATAAAACTAATGCAAGTGCTCCATTGTCTGGAAGATATTATAAAGAACTTCATGCACAGATGAAGGCAACAAGCAAAATGGTAAGCGATGAAATTGCAGGTATTATCGAAGGGAATATGTATACCATCGCTGATTCTGTAGTTGCAGACAATGTAAAATGGCTTGAAAGTTTTGGCTTTAGTCCTGATGGTTTAAATGCAGCATTTAGCTATGTTCCACATGATGTAGTTCAGATGCTTGTTACTGGTCAGGTATATCAAAGTGGATGGAGCCTTAGTCAAAGAATCTGGTCTGATAACCAGCAAATACAAAAAGATGTTTATCAGATTATGGCTAAAGGATTAGCCGAGCAAAAACCTATTTTTAATATTGCGAAGGATTTGGAATCTTATGTAAGGCCTGGTGCTAAAAAGGCGTGGAATCCTATTCTAGCAATGAAAAATACTAAGACTGGTAAAATTGAATATAAAAGAATTTATAAAAAGCAGGTTGATTATAATGCGCAACGTCTTGCAAGAACTTTAGCACAGCATACATATCAACAAAGTGTCATCGCAACAACGAAGGATAATCCATTTATCATCGATTATATTTGGCATAGCAATGGTAGTCGAGTGTGTGAATTGTGTATGGCAAGGGATGGTGTACATTTTAAGAAAAATGAACTTCCTATGGACCATCCAAATGGAATGTGTATTATTGAACCAGCTGTTGCAGAAGACATGGTTGACCAGCTTGCAGATTGGTTTAATAGCCCTGATGGCACATATCCTGAGATTGATGCTTTTGCAGGTAATTTTGGTTATCAGGCAAATAAGGTAGGAACTGTTCAGGATTTCATTAATAAATATGGTACTTCTACTAAATCTCCTAATGCTTGGTTTAATAGTCTTACTCCTGAACAAAAAGCTGAAGCTAAACTTCTTAAGGAACAATCTGGTCTTACTTGGAATCAATGGTATGAGCAGAATATCTATACTGGTTCTAAACCTATTACAACTACTGCAACAAAAACTACAGTAAGTACAACTACCAAAACTGTCAAAGCATTCAATCCTACTCAGGAAAAATATCTTGCAAAGTATGGCTTCAGTCCAGAAAATGTGCCTAGTGTTAATGAATGGGCAAATGCATGCTCTAAAGAAGATGCGTTGGAAATTCTAAAATCTCTTGGAACTGACTTCTCTGACCCCAAAGCTACAAGCAAGCTATATGGATTTTATTATGATAATCTTGCAAGTGATAAGCTTACAACAAGAACTATCGAAGTTGTAACTAACACTGCCAATGCTGCTAATAAGGTTGATAATGTTATTGACACTTCTAGTTGGTTTGTAAAGATTAAAGGTCAGAACGAAAGTCATATGCTTGACCTTGAAAATGAATCAATGAAGCTAATTGGCTCAGCTGGTAAAAGCGGTATTAAAATGTACTCTGGTAGTTCTTATTCAACTATGAATTCTTATTTACGTTATTTGCAGCAAGGTTACTCTGAAAGCGATGCAATCGATAGGTCTGGTATTTCTTCATCGAAGCTTACTGCAGTCAAAAATGCCATTGAAGGTCTTGATAAAGCAAAGCTTACAGAGGACCTTGTTCTTCGTCGTGGCACTGACCTGGGTGACCTTGCTGGCGCGTTTATGACTGGTGACTTCACAACTAATAAACGTAGCTTGTATGGCAAGTCTGTTGAAGAATTAAATAATATGTTTGCAGGTGCTGTTGGTACATATGACTCGTTCACTTCTACGAGTTCCATTTGGGATAGAGGTTTTTCCGGTAACGTTGAGGTTATTATGTATGCACCCAAAGGAACAAGTGCAAGTTCTATTATGAGTATTTCTCAATTTGGTACATCAGAAGGCGAAACATTGCTTAATGCTGGCACAATTGTTAAGTGTACAAAGATTGAGAAGTCTGATGGCCATAAGGGTTCTGATATTCGAGTATTTATGGAAATTATTCCTAAATAAGGGTTTACAAACCAAAAATATTGTGATATAATATCTATAGATACCAAATAAGGAGGAATCTACTAAATGAAAAATAAAAATGAAGAAATGAAGAAGAGAATTGTCAGTGAACAGCAATGCATGAAGAGAATCACAAATAACGACCTTGTTTGTAAGGATTGCACATTCGCCTACGATGACTCAGTAAAACTTGGAAATACATCTATATGTGATAAGTTTACTGTAAAGCCGAATCAGGTTTTGGTAGGGGGAGAATGTGAAGAATATGAAGCTAAATAAGAATGGAATTGCAGGTGCAATTTATGGATTTGCCATTGGTGATGCAATGGGAGCTACCACCGAATTTATGCCAGAAGAACAAATCAAACGAAAGTTTGGAAAGGTTACTGATATAATCGGTGGTGGCTGGTTAAATCTAGAAGCTGGTGAGATTACCGACGACACACAAATGACAATGTGTGTTATGAATGCTCTGATGAGAACTTCATGTGAGAATGACCCTCTTGGATATTTCTTCATGATGGAATGCAGAAGAGAATTTATTAAGTGGTATAAATCTGGTCCTAAGGATGTAGGTGGTCAGTGTAGTAGAGCAATTAACTACATGATGACTGGAGAGATGAGAGCTCGTCCTAGTAACCAAGCTCTTGGAAATGGTAGCTTAATGAGAGCCATGCCTTGTGCTTTAATAAATAATGAACGACTAAATGAACTTCAAGGCAGAATGACACATAACAATCAGGAATGTTCTGAGATTATCCAGAATTACTCCAGATTGATTCAAGATTACCTTAAAGGTATTTATAGTAATATATCAACCTGTACAATCAGGGGTCTTCTGGAACCTTCTGGATATATTAGGAATACTTTTAATAATGCAGTATATTGGTCTTGTCAGAAATCCTTTGAAGAGGCAATTATCGGTGCTGTAAATCATGGTGGCGATGCAGATACCATTGCAGCTATTGCAGGCAGCTTGGCAGGAGCAAAATTTGGATATGATGATATTCCTAAAAGATGGATAAATCAGTTGAATCCTGAGACAAAAGAATTTTTGGAAAATTTTAAAAATTTTGTATTTTCCTATGTACAAAATTAAGAAAATATGGTATAATGATATTTGGATATTAAAGGGGGTAAAACCTTGGATAAATTAAATAATATGCCATTTATGGTTGAATGCGAAGCATGCAAATATAGGTTTGAATTTTATGCAGGTGATAATCCTGGTGAAGGTAACTCCGTAAAAGCGTATGTGAATTATAGAAAAGAATTTAATGTTAATGGCAAGTCAATATTTCTTACATATTACGATTGCCCAAATTGTGGCAGACGCCACTTTGTCCAGATTGATGATGCAACATCTCTTGAAAAATTTGAAAAGGTCAAAGGGATGTTCATTAAACTGGCAATTATGAAACATAAAGGCAAGGAAGTTCCGAAAAATCAATCGGATAAATTTAAGAAAGCTCGACAGGACCTGTCTGACTACAGGATGAAATTGATGAAAGAATATACCGGTAAGTTGATTCGCAACAACGAAACGGAATCTGATTTTGAGTTGAGGTTTTCAATATGAATCAGGAAATGCTTGTAAAATGCGATGAATGTGAACATGAGTTTTTCTTAAAAACCGTTGGAATAAATGAAGCTACTGTTGAATTGAATGGTGTTTCTGTTATTTTGGTTTATTTTGCATGTCCGAAGTGTAATAAGATTTACCGTGTATCTATTCAGGATAAGCGTTATTATGAATTGAAAGAGGACCTTGAGGAAGCCAAAAAGAGAATACGTAAAAACAATGGTAGCGATAACAGTGAAATGGCTAGAATACTTCATTCTGCAGCTGTCAAGAAACATGAACGTTTAAAGGCACACGTAGACGAGGTAAACGCGGCATTTCCTGGTACGTTTGTTTTCGTGGCGTCTGAAAATAATCACGAAAAGAAAATTATTAAATATCTACCGTGAGAATCACGGAATTTTGGAGGAAAATAAAATGACTGACGATAACAAGAATACTCGTACTGAAGAAGAGATTGAAGAGAACGAGGACGTTGAAGACCAGAACGACAACAAGGATGATTCTGGAAAGTCCGGCGATGATAAATCCGGCAAGGATGATAAGGGTTCTAAGTCCGGTAAGACTTTCACTCAGGACCAGGTAAATCGTATGATGACCCGTGAAAAGAATCAGGGTCGTAATGCTGTTTATAAGGAACTAGGTATTGACCCCAAGGATTCCAAAACTATTAACATGTTTAAGGCTTTCATTGAAAGTCAGAAGACTGATGAGCAGAAGGCATCCGAAAAGGAAGCTGAGAATCAGTCCAAGATGAATGAAGCCGAAAAGCGTGCTCAGGTTGCAGAAGCTAAGGCAGAAGCAATGATGCTTGGTGTTAAGTCTCAGTATGTTGAAGACGTTGTAACTCTGGCTCTTGCTAAGATGACCGAAGACTCTGACCTGAAGACTATTATTGGTGAATTCAAAACTAAATATCCTGTATGGTTTGGTGAGTCTTCTGAGGAAGATGATAAGGCCAAGGATAAGGGCAAGGCTGGTCAGAAGGGTACCGGTTCTTCTATCAAGAATTCCAACAAGGAAAAGAAGGAAGAAGAAAATAAGGGCTTCGGTGCTCGTCTTGCTGCACAGCGTAAAACTTCTAATAAGAAAACTTCTTATTGGGGTGGCAACAAATAATTAGGAGGTAAAATATTATGCTTAATCGTAGTGGTATTGCAAAGTCTACTTTTGCTGCAACTAAGCAGATTCTGGCAAACGTTGAGAACCAGGTATCTGTTGGTTGTATTGTTCCCCAGTCTCTTGGCGTGACTGTTGGTTCCAAGAAAATCGCCAAGGCAGGTACTCCTATTAAGGTTGACCTGATGAACACTAATACTGCAGTTACTAAGGCCGATGGTACTACCAAGATGAATGCTGTTCTGCTTCATGATGTGGATGTTACCGCTGGTAATGCAAATGGCACTGCACTGATTTTCGGCTTCGTGAATGTAAATCGTGTAGATTCTGATGTAGCTACTGCTATTACTACCGCAGCGGCTGCAGAAGGTCGTTCTGCTCTGATTACTTTCGTAAAGCTGTAAGAAAAGGAGGAAATGAAACATGACTATTTTTGATTTAATGCAGTCTACTGAGCTGACTGCGTATTGGGAAGAACTGGTTCAGGACGAAGCTCCGTATCCTTGTGAAGAACTGTTCCCCGATGATAAGAAGCGTGGTATTTCTCTGAAGTGGCTTAAGGGCGCAAAGGGCCTGCCTGTTGTTCTTAAGACTTCTGCTTTTGATGTACATGCAGTTCCTCGTGCTCGCATTGGCTTCGAAAAGCTTACTGCTGAGATGCCTTACTTCAAGGAATCCACTTACATCGATGAAGAGCTGCGTCAGGAACTGAATCTGGTTCTGGAAACTGGCAACCAGGCTTACATTGATTCCGTCATGAATAAGATTTTCGATGACGAAACTCGCCTGCTGCGTGGTGCTCGTGCATCTCGTGAACGTATGCGTATGATGGCCCTTACCACTGGTATTGTTTCTATGACTGCTAATGGTCAGAGCTTCACTTTCGACTACGGTGTAAATCATAAGGGTAATGCTAAGGTTGCTTGGTCTGACCATGCCAATTCTGACCCGATTGAAGATATCCGTGTTGCTAAGGAAGCTGTTCAGGATGAAACCGGTGCAACTATCACCCGTGCAATGTGTGATGGTAAGACTTGGAGAGATATCCGTAACAATGAAAAGATTAAGAAGGCAATCTTCGTACTGACTAATGGTGCCGGTGCTATTTCTGATAAGCAGCTGCGTCAGTACATTCTGGATGAACTTGACCTTGAAGTTCTTGTTAACGACAAGCGTTATAAGGATGAGAACGAACAGACTGTTAAGTTCATGCCTGAAAATACTTTCGTTATGTTCCCGGATGGTGACCTTGGTAAGACTTGGTTCGGTACTACTCCGTCTGAATCCGACCTGATGGCTGGTTCTGTTGCCAATGTGTCTATCACTGATACTGGTGTTGCAGTTACCACTGTTCAGCATGCTGACCCGGTTCAGGTTGAGACTATCGTATCCATGATTTGCCTGCCTTCCTTTGAAGCTGCTGACCAGGTTTACATCCTGGACACCACTGTAGCTTAAGGGGGTATAATTGTGGTTAAGATTACTAACGGTGTAGATGTTTTTGAAGTAACTCGTGGTGCCTTTGACGGGATTTATTCCCGTCAGGGCTACACGGTGATTGATGAGAAGTCTGCTCACGATGTAGAAACTATTTCTGTTCCTGAAAAGACTGAGGATGAAAAGTTCCTTGATGAAATCATCGAGAAGCCTATTTCCCAGTGGAATAAGGAAGAAGTGAAGCGTTTCGCAGCCCTTAAGAATATTGACATCACTGGCACTAAGAATGCTAATGAAGCCAAGGAAATCATTAAGGACTTCATCGAAGCTGACTCTCAGGAGTAAGAGGTGAACCATGACGGATATTGAAAGAATTAAGAAGGAAGTACGAGAAGCCCAGTCTCCTTATTTTGAGGAGGATGATTTTCAGTATTATCTTGATAAAAATAATGGCAATGTAGATGCAACAATCTATGAGATGCTTATAATCAAGTCCGAAGATTCGACAATCTCCGTCAGTGGTTTATCCACTCAGGACACTTCGGCTTACTTTAAGCGTCTTGCTTCACGTTATAAACCTTTCAACTCCGGTATTATGAGTGGAGGTTGATTGGTATGATTAACACGAAATTTGAGGCATATAAAATTAAAAGAGAACTAAAAAGAAGCGGTACTGATTACGAGGTCAAAAGAGCTAAAAAGAACGAATTTGGTGAACCTATTAGTGAGATGGAAATTGTTGGAAAGCTTAAAGGTTTGTACCATGAGCAAAACGGCAGTATTCGAGTTACCACAGGCGATACGACACAAATTCGTACTAAAAAGGTTCCGATGGTTCTTTGCCTGTATGAGGATGCCGCTTCTTTAGTTTTACAGGTTGGTGACATTGTTAAGATTAATACCAAAACTTTTAAAGTAAATGGTGTTATTAATATCCAAGAATGGAATCTCATCTCTGATATATCATTGGAGGTGATAGACAATGGCGTTCCAGCTTAATTGTCAGCTTAATTACAATGAATCAACATTAAAGAAAAATTTGGATAATATGTCCAAAAAACTTGGTGCTGTTATTCTTATGTATGCAGCAACTAAAGCGAGTGAATTACAATTTAAAATGCAGCAAAATCGTCCTTGGACCGATAGAACTGGTTTGGCTAAAGCTACACTTCGTGCTAAAGTCTCTCAACCAAGTAAAAACATCGTACGAATAACACTTTCGCATGGCGTTGAATACGGCATTTGGTTGGAATTGGCTCATGGAAAAAATTATGCCATTGTTGCACCTACGGTTAGAGAGGAAGGCCCAAGAATTGTTGAGGACCTGGATAATCTAATGTCAAAGTTAAAATTGTGAGGTATATGGTATGATTGATGCAAATACGTTTGAATATAAAGAATCAAGGTGGCAGGATATTTTCATGCATTTAAAGAATCAAGGTTTTGATGTATATTCCCCTGGCATGAAAACCGGTGAATGTACCTCAGAGTATTTGGTAATTAAAAACGACGGCTCTTCTAAACATATGAGTTTTTCGACTGATGTTGATTTGTACGCAGTCATGTGCTACGTTCCCAAGGCTAAATACAGTACTGTCGAAACTTTGGTTCAAAGAGTTAAGAGTTCTATGAAAGGACTGGAGCCAATGATTTTACCTTATGGTAGTCAAACTCCTAGCTATTATGATGATAGTTTAAAGGCTCACATGGTCAGCATAGAATATAAGAATTATAAGAAACTTTAAGGAGGGAAATATATGGCAGCTAAGAAATCTAAGGCTGAGATTGCAACTATTGATGTCTGTTTGGTTACTATTGAAACTGAAGACGGTGAGTTTGGTTTTGATACTGCAAATGCGATTGCTGTAGAACCTCAGATTGAAGAAGAAGATGCTGTAAAACTGGTTGTAAAGGGCATCCTTCGTGCTCAGAAGCCGAAGACCAGTACTTTGACTGGTAATGAAATTACTCTTACCGACAATGTCTTCAATCCTGAGCTGGTTCTGGTTCTTCAGGGTGGCGTTATTAAATATGATGCCGAAGACCCGACTAAGATTATTGGTTATGTTCCGCCTGTTGCAGGCTCGGCGGACAAGGGTAAAGTTTTCAAGCTGAACGCGTATTCTGCTCAGTATGATGCTTCTGGTCAGATTGTTCAGTATGAGAAGATTACGTATCCTAACTGCCAGGGTGTGCCTGTTGCATTTGGTTCTGAAGATGGTGCTTTCCGTGCGCCTGAATATACCATCAATAGCGCCCCTAAGACTGGTGAAGCTCCTTATGAAATTAATTATATAGCAGAGCTTCCTACTTTGGAATAATTAAGTGAAAGGAAAGTGAGAATCATGGATAATAACATGAATATGAATAATAATGGAGTGGTTATGGTTCCTCAGTTTAGTAACTATGGTATGCCTGCTTCTCCGGTTACGCCTGTAAATTGTGACCAGGTTATGCATGTTACTACAATTTCAGATTTGCAGTCTTATGCTCAGGGTACTATTGTTCGCTTCCCTGATTTTGGTGATGGGCAGCCTTTTGTTGCTCGTGTTCGTAGACCGAGTATGCTTGTTCTTGCAAAAGCGGGCAAGATTCCGAATACTCTGTTGACCGCTGCTGGAGAATTGTTTTCCAAAGGCGGTGCAGGCTTTGATGCTGATAATGAGAACATGCTTAGCGATATGTACAACATTATGGATATCATTGCTACTGCAGCTCTTATTCAGCCTACTATGCAGGAAATTAAGAATGCTGGTCTTGAATTATCCGACGACCAAATGATGGCAATTTTTAATTATTCTCAGGCAGGTGTAAAAGCTTTAGAATCGTTTCGTAAAGAGTAAATTGATTTTAAATGTGCTGGGGTTAGCCAACGTGTATAAGGCTCGTCCCAGCACGTTGCTTGATATTATAGACCCATACACAGCATACTGCCTAGATGAAGCATGTGCATACATAACTGGTCAACTTGAAAAAGGCGAAAAGCCTCAATTTAAGACTAAGTATAAATCTTTTAAGGATATTTATGCACAATATAGATAAACGAAGGAGGTGAGAGTTATAGCTGTTGATGTTGGTTCTGCAGTTGGTTATCTTGATTTGGATATAACCGGGTTTTTGGCTGGTTTAAGGTCTGCTCAGGATGAGGCTGCTTTAGCAAGTAAAAATCTTGCGACAAAGCTTGGAGGAAATCTTACTGGTTTTGGTAAGTCAATGACGGCAGTCGGAACAACTCTTACCAAAAACGTATCTGTTCCTTTGGCAGGTATTGGTGTTATAGGACTTAAGACTGCGATGGACTTTGAAAAAGGAATGTCAGGGGTTAAAGCTATCTCCGGCGCAACAGGTGAAGAACTTACTGCTTTAAGAGATACTGCTATTGACCTTGGTGCCACCACATCGTTTAGTGCGATTGAAGTCGTTGGTGCTATGACAGAAATGGCCAAGGCAGGTTGGAATTCTCAACAAATCATTGATGGTATGGGTGGCGTTTTGGATGCTACTGCTGCATCTGGTGAAAGCCTTTCGACTGTATCTACAATTGTTGCCGATGCAATTACAAGTTTTGGTTTGGAAGCGAAAGATTCAACTAAGGTTGCAGATGTGTTAACACAAGCGGCAAATAGTGGTACGATTGGTATTTATGACTTAGGTGAATCTTTTAAATATATTGCGCCGGTTGCTAATGCGATGGGCTTTAGAATAGAAGACGTGACTACGGCACTCACTGTAATGTCTAAATCCGGTATCAAAGGCTCTCAAGCCGGTACAAGCTTAAGAACTACGCTTGTCAATTTGGCTGATCCTACTGATGAAGTCGCTATTGCGATGGATGAATTAGGAATATCTATTACAAACCAAGACGGTTCATTTAAATCACTTAATGAAATTGTTGGCGAAATGCGTGGCGCTTTTAGTGGCTTAACTGACGAGCAAAAAGTATATTACGCATCAGTTTTTGCAGGAAAAGAAGGCATGTCTGGTCTTCTTGCGTTATTAGGCTTGACTCAAGAAGAATATGATGAAGTTGCTGAAAGCATGGAAAATGCAAGTGGTGTTGCAAAAGACACTGCAGCAATTATGCAGGACAACTTGTCGTCTAAAATTGAGCAATTAGGTGGTTCTCTTGAAAGTTTAGCTATTAAACTTGCAGATTTTGTAATTCCATACTTGCAAAAATTTGTCGAATGGCTAACAGGCTTGGTTGATAAATTTACAGCTCTTGACCCGGAAACACAAAAAATGATTCTTAAATTTGCGGGTCTTGCAATTGCAATTGGTCCAATTATTTCTATACTTGGTAAGCTTGTTTCTGGTACCGGTAGTTTATTTACAGCCTTTGGAAAATTAAGTGGCGGTTTTAAAGCAGTAGCCGCTGGTGGTAAGGCCGGAACCGGAATGCTTTCTAAACTTGGTGGTGCATTTGCCGGTGTTACTGGACCGGTTATAGCAGTCATTGCTATAATTGCAATTTTAACTGCAGCTTTTATAAATCTATGGAAAAACAATGAAGAATTTAGAGACAAGATTACTGAAATTTGGAATCAGATAAAAGAGACTTTTAGCAATCTCGTTCAAGGAATTGTTGATAGACTTAACTCTCTTGGATTTAAATTCACAAGCATAACAGATGTTTTAAAAGCTGTATGGGAAGGATTTTGCAATTTCCTTGCACCAATTTTTGAAGGTGTTTTCCAATATATTGCAGATACGTTTGATGTCATTGTAAATCAAGTACTTGCTATTCTTGACATTTTCATTGCCCTTTTTAAGGGAGATTGGGAAGGCGTTTGGGAAGGCATTAAAACGTATTTCTTGAATATTTGGAATTATATTATTGATTGGTTCCAGAATATTGGTAATACACTTGTTGGTATTCTTGACACGATTTGCGGTTGGTTTGGTACAACTTGGAGTGATACTTGGAATAGTATTAAAACGTTCTTTATAAACATTTGGAATAGTATTTCGACATGGTTCCAAGCTACGTTGACCAGCATTAAAAACTTTTTCACGAATATTTGGAATGGGATAGCGTCTTTCTTATCAACTACGTGGGAAACGATTAAATCTACATTTTCAAATGCACTTACGATAATCAAAACAAATGTTGCAACTGCTTGGGATTCTATAAAAACTACTATTGCTAATGTTTGGAATGGTATAAAGACTGCAATTTCTACGGCGTTGGACACCATAAAGACGACAATTTCAAACATTTGGAATTCTATCAAAACGACGGCGTCAACTGTTTGGAATTCTATCAAAATTGCTATTACAAATGTTTGGAATGGTATAAAAACTTCTGTATCGAATGCAGTAGACAGTGTCAAAACTGCGGTCTCTAATGCGTTTAACTCTATTAAAACAACTGCATCAAATGTTTGGAATGGTATTAAGACCGCTATATCGGATGCGGTAAATGGCGTTAAAACTACAGTCTCTAATACGTTTAATTCTATCAAAACGACTGCATCAAGCATTTGGGATGGTATTAAGACTGCTATTTCTACTGCCATTGACACGGCCAGGTCCACTGTTTCTGGTGTTGTAGACGGCATTAAATCAAAAATATCAAGTGGTTTTAACGCAGCAAAGTCTACTGTATCTAGTATTTTTGATAGCATTAAAACTGCTATTTCTAATACAATGACTAGCGCAAGAGATACCGTTAAAGGAGTCATTGATAAAATCAAAAGCTTCTTTAATTTTGAGTGGTCATTACCTAAACTAAAAATGCCGCATCTTAAAATTTCTGGTAAATTTAGTTTATCCCCGCCATCGGTGCCTAAGTTTAGTGTTGATTGGTACAAAAAAGCCATGAATAATGGTATGTTTTTGGATTCTGCCACTATTTTTGGATTTAATCCAAAGACCGGTAAGTTCCTTGGCGGTGGTGAAGCTGGTAGTGAAACTATTGTTGGTACAAAAAGCTTGCTTAGCATGATTAAGCAGGCGGTCCATGATGCGGTTGACCCTCTTATTCTTATAAGTCGTGAGCTTGCAAGAGCTTCCGCAGAACTTGGGTATGTAACTTATAATGGGTTTACTAAACTTAAGGAATATAAAGAGAGTCAGCAGGATAATTCTAATCGAGATAATGGTAGTGGTGATACTTTCATTTTCAATAGTCCTAAACCTATTGATGAGATTGAGGCCGCAAAGCAGTTTAAGAGAACTAAACGTGAATTAGCAGAAGGATTCTAAGAAAGGGGGTTGGCATTTATGGTCGAAAGGATAATTCTTAGGAGAGTAAAAAATCAGGAAGAGTTGGTTCTAGATATGGTGTCAACTCCTGATTACATTCTTAAGTCGGTGGATTGGGGTACCATAAAAGGTACCCACCACTCCTATAAGTATGTAAATCAGATTGGTAAATCTGTAGCAAACACTTCTCTTGGAATGAGAGATATTACGATTGAAGGCTGGATTGTTGCTGCAAATGAAGGTCATATGACTTTATTGAAAAGAAAGCTCAATTCTTTTATAAATCCTCAGGAAACAATTACGTTATTTTATGGTGACTATAAAATCAATTTTGTTCCTGACGAGACTGTAAAATACTCTGCTAGCACGGCTGAAAACAATGAAATTTTTTGTAAGTTCCAAATTTATGGAACTGCACCGAATCCGCTTTTCTCTGATGGATTTGAAACTATGTCGGCATTTGTAATGACTGCACCTAGCTTTCATTTCCCATTGATTTTATCTCAAAGTTTGCCTGATAAAGGTGCCGTTTTTGGTAAGAGAACTGCAAGCTTAATTGCAAATCTTGTAAATGAAGGCTCTGTTGCAGTTGGTATGAAAATCGTATTCAAAGCAAATGGTACGGTTGTAAATCCGAGCTTGATTAATATTAACACTCAAGAAGATTTCACTATTAATAAAACGTTGGTTAATGGTGAAGAGATTGAAATTATTACAAGCATTGGTGAGAAAAGCGTAAAAGGAAGAATTGATAATAATGATTTTGTCAACTACTTTATGTACAAGAATATAGATAGTTCTTGGCTACAGCTTGAAGTTGGTGATAATCTTTTCAGATATAATGCCGAGAGTGGCGTGGATAATCTTGATGTGTTTGTATACTTTTATAATCAGTACTTGGAGGTGCAGGAATGTTACTAAAAAGTCTTGATATTTATGTATACAAGCTTGATGATGATGGAACATTTGATTCTATTGGGCAAATTAATAAATATACGAGCTTGATATGGCCAAATAAATTTAATGGTTTTGCATCATTTGAGTTAAATGCTCCTGTTACATTAGAAAATAGAAGCTTGATTGAAAAAGGCAACATCATTTGGTGTGGCGGTGATAATGCATGCATTATTGAAATTATTCAATCTGGTACAGATGAAAATGGTCAAAAGACTTATAAAGTAAAAGGTAGAACTCTCGAAATGCTTTTGACTACTAGAATTATTTGGGGAACGTATATATGTAAAAATAAACATTCTTCTACAGCAATGTATGAAATTGTTAATAAGCAATGCGTAAATCCAGTAGATTCTTATAGGAAAATTCCATTTCTTGAATGTGCTGAAGATGAACAGCTTGGAAAAATTGTTTCTTTTCAGAAAACAGGTGGAGAAGTATATGATGCAATTGAAAGTATTGCAACAGATGCTGAACTTGGTTTTGATGTGTTTTTCAGGCCTAGAGAAAAGAAGCTAATTTTCAAAGTTACTGAAGGTGTTGACAGAACGTCTTTACCTATGATAGGCGACGCATCAAATCTTGTGATTTTTAGTACTGATTTGGAGGATATTCTTACAAGTCAATATTACACAAATGCCCAGGATGTAAAGACGCTTGCTTATGTTGCAGGCGAAGATAGTGGCGTTGAACGTGTGCATATAATCTCTGGCAATGCAGCGTCAAAAGGTCTCTTAAGACGAGAGCTTTATGTTGATGCTAGAGACTTACAGCCTGAAATTCAAAATGATGATGGCACGATAACTAAAATGAGTGATGATGACTATCGTGACATGCTAAATGATAGAGGAACTGAAAAGCTTGCAGAATGTATTGTTGCCGAATCTTTTGAAGCAAAAATGCGTGTTATAGGAAATGTTCAATATGAATATGGAGTTGACTATAATAAAGGTGACAAAGTAATTGTTCAGGACGTAGAGCTTGGTGTTCAGGTTATTGGTAAAGTAACTGAGGTCAGTGAAAATTATGATGATGAATACGAACTTATTATTACGTTTGGATATTCATATCCAACGTTAATTCAAAAAGTCAAAAGACAAATTTCGAAATGAAAGGGGTGATTTTCTATGGCTGAACAAAGTGGATTTTTTGACGCTCATTTAGTCAATGGTGAGTATGATAGAGTTTACCTTGCAGAGAATTTTGCAAGATATTTTGCCAGTTTCATTGGCAACGGTATTTTCGGTGGAAAATCAAATGAACTGATGGTGCAGCAGAAGGCAACTGCAGATATGAGTGTACGAGTTCTATCTGGTCAGGCTTGGATTAATGGCTATTGGTATGAAAACGATGATGAACTTTCTTTGGCTATTGATGTTGCTGATGGAGTTTTGAATCGAATTGACTTGATTGTTCTTAGATGGAATAATGTTGAAAGAGTAATTCGTTTGGCTGTTAAAAAGGGAACTTCTGCTACGAATGCCTCTGCTCCTATTATTCAGCGTAGTGCAGATTTCTATGAACTTAAGCTTGCTCAGGTTTATGTCAAGGCTGGCGCTACCAGAATTACTCAGGCTGACATTACTGATACGAGACTCAATAACAGTGTTTGTGGTTTTGTGCATGGTGTTGTCGACCAGTTTGACACTACAGATTTTGGCAAGCAGATTGATTCTTTCATTGAACAGTTTGAAGCATCTAGTATCTCTAAAATGCAAGCCATTTTCGCTGAGCTTAATGCTGCAATCGATGAAAATGCAATTGCTAATTTGATTACTAGTGTTAATGATGCTTCAGGTGAATCGGCGCTTGCAGCTCAGACTCTTGGATATTCTAAGAAGAATTTGCTTCCGTATCCTTATGTGAACTCGTCTATTGCAGGTGAGGGCGTTACATGGACCGACAAGGGCATTACATGGACTGACAATGGTGATGGAACCATAACTGCAAATGGCACTTCTACCGGCAGAGTTCAGTTAGACTTAGGTAGTGTATTGTTGAAGGCAGGAACATATATTGCATCACAAGGTTTTCTTGCCGATAACAAAAGCGCTATAATGTTTTTAAGTTATATTGAAAACGATTCGTCTGTATTTATAGACTTGATGAATAAAACTTCTGCACAGTTTACATTATTAAATGACACGTCTGTTGCCGTAAAAATTGAGGTTAGAAATGTAGGCGAAACTGTTAACGATGTTATCTTCAAACCTATGATTCGCAGGGCGGAGATTCATGATGATACTTGGGAACCTTATAGATTAAGTGTTTCTGAAATGATTCAAGAAGACGAACATGATATGGGCTGCTTCTACAGAATCAATAGACGAACTGGTGTGAAAGAATGGTTAAATCCTCCATGTAAACCGGGCATTGAATATTGCACTGTTGAGAAGTGGAACGATAAACCGATCTATCAAATGACATTCTATGTAGCATCTTTACCAATTAGTTCTGTAATGTCAATAGAAACAAATTCAAAATGGGATAAAGTTGTTTCAGTTAGTGGATATGCACACGACGCAGATGATTTAACATACTATCAATTCCCGATTATCCTTGGTGGTCAGATTACACCGGTGGCTATAATTAGTAAAATAGAAAGTGATGGAAACATTGTTATTACAACAAATGATGATGTATCGTATATGCAGGCGTATATCACAATTAGATACACAAAACAATAAGGAGGTGATAGCATGAAGTGGATTAAATACCAGATTGTCTGTGGTAAAAATGAAAATGGAGAAAACATTCTTTTAAATAAGAAAGTTGGTTATAGCGCTGAAAACCTTGCTATCGCTGAAAAAGAAGCTTATGATGGTTATGAAATCATTGAGGATGGAGAGTCTTTTGATAAAGAACCTCTTGCTATTGAACTTGGCGGTACCAAAGCGTCTGACGCAAAGACTGCTCGTGAAAATCTAGGCGCTTTTGCAGCAGAAGATTATGATGGTTTAATTGTAGAACGAGACAACTTTGCACAAGCAAAATTGAAAGCAGGTAGGGGTATTTCAGTTACGACAATTCTTGAGCCTGCGCAGGCTGGCAGCGGCGATCCGTATCCTGCTGGTACTGGAAAGAATAAGTTTTGCGCAACGAAAGATGATACAACTGATTTAAACGGTTTAACAGTTACCGCTATAGCAGGGTCGTCTGAATTGAATTTCAACGGAACAGTCGCGGGAAGCAATACTGGTGCAACCATCGCTACATCGATAGAAATTCCGGCCGGAACATACACCATATCCGTGCTTGGCTTGAAAAATGGCGACTATCTGAATGGGTCAGTTCTTGGTGGCGCTTCTGGTGCCTATGTATTTTTAAATCTTAATGATAGCAATCCGAAGACGTTTACCATCAATGAGACTATTAATTTGAAAATATCTTGTGTAGGTGTTGCTAATAAAGACGCGTACAGCAATGTATCGGTTAAGATTCAGATCGAACCTGGTACGGAGGCGACCGAATACACGCCGCATGAAAACATCCGTCCCATCACGGGCTGGGATGCACTGAATCTGCATCATGCAGGGAAGAATCTGGTTCCGTGGCCTTATGTGATGGGCGGATTCGGAACTGTTTACGAGCGTAATGGTCTTACTGCGGTAGTTAACGACGACTATAGCGTCACCGTGAACGGTACTGCCACAGGTAGTGTATACCTCCATATTTGTAATATGGATTTGGGTAGCGAAGCTATTATTCCGGGTGGAACGAATGGCATATACGCTCTTTCTGAGAGAGTACGATACAATGCTAATACTGGTGTGGTATCGATCAATTTTGCCGCTGGCAATGTAGTGAATAATAAAACGTTCTATCCGCAGGTGGAACTCGGCACGGTGGCAACGGAATTTGAACCGCCACGGGGCGAACTTCACACCGTCCAGTTCGGCCAGACCGTATACGGCGGCAAGTTTGACTGGTTGACGGGCGAGCTGACAGCAGAGTGGGAAGTGTATACATTTGATGGCACGGAAGGGTGGAGCTTGAATAAAGCGCATCAGTTTGGCCTTACCCGTAGCTATAACACGACTAGCTTTGGCCAGAGCTACTGTTCTCATTTCAAAGGTAGCGAAAGAGCGGCGTATGATGCCAGTGAAAATAACACCATCACCGTGAATCGTAATGCAATATGGATATACAGCGAGAATTTTGCAACCGCAGGTGAATTGAAAGAATTCATTGCCAATCAGTATGCGGCCGGAACTCCCGTTCAGGTTGCTTATAAGCTGGCCGAACCTATCGAAATTCAGCTTACTGCTATCGGTATAATAGAAGCACTGGAAGGTGTAAATACCATTTATGGTGACGGAGATGTTGAGGCTACATTTAATCATGACCTAAACTTACTGAAAGTTGTTCCAACTCCAACTTTTGTGTATTCTGAAGAAGAAGTCAAAACTGAAGAAACATGGATTGATGGCAAGCCCATATACAGGCGCGTGGTAAGTTATGATGCATGTGCTGTTAATGACGTAGAATATACTTCTGAGGTTGTTTGCGATGTAATTGATACAGTTGTGCGGTTTGATGGTGCTTTGCACCGCCCAGACGGTAAAGTGTTTCAGCTCAGCTTTTATAAAAGCTCCACGGCTTACTTATACACGCAAGTGCTTGCCACTCATCAGTTTTGTACTGTAGGTGTAAAATCCATGGCTGGTACAGTCATTGCGTGGATGGATTACACAAAGACAACCGACTAATTGAAAGGAATGATATTTATGGATAGCCCAATTACACGAGCTGAACATGAAGAGTTCCGTAAAAGAATGGAGGAAGAGCACAAACGCCAAAATTCGCGAATTGAAACTCTTGAGGAACGAACAACCGAAATCACAGACCTTGTAATTTCTGTTAAGGAGCTTGCTTTAAGTGTAAAGCAAATTGCAACAACTCAGAAAGAACAGGGGAATAAGCTGGAACAATTGGAACAGCGTGATGGTGATATGTGGAGAAAAGCAGTTGGTTATGCTGTAACTGCAGTCATTGGTATTGTGATTGGCTTTGTATTTAAGCAAATAGGTCTATAATAAGAAAGGGCGGCTGGAGATGCTTCTGGCCGCTCTAAATTTATTTTAAATTAGGGGTTTACAAATTAAAACCTATGTGATATAATATAATCAAGGTTGAGGAAACAAGCCCCAACTAAATAAAGTGTTCAGGAGGAACTAATAATGAAAAAGGTATGGATTCTTGAAAAGTTTGTAAGCCGTGAGGAAATGCTCAACAATCATGAAGAGATGAAAAAGATGATTGAGTTTGCAAAGTCTAAGGATGATTGCACTGAAGAGGTAATTTCTAATCTGATTAACAGCACTGCAAATTATGCTCAGCGTATTGTTGATAATCCTGATGGAATGTGGATTGGTTTTGAAGGCAAAGTGGTTTATCGTCAGTTTTGTGACGTTGCAAAGTATGCCATTCGCAGGAATCCTAAAGCTAAGTTTAGAGTAGTTGAAGCAGAAATCGAAGATGGTGCTAAGTATTGGGTTGGTTATAAAATGACCAAAGTCAATGATGGTGTTCTTCGTTATCTGATGGCGACTAAGTAATTAGGAGGTTAAGTAAAATGACTAAGACTTATTATCATGCTACACCGTTTGAAAACCTTGAAGCTATTTTGGCCCAAGGAATACGTAAAGGATACGATGGTGTTGTGTATCTAACAGAAAAGCCTGATGAAGCAGCAAGGTTCGTTGCAATTAGAGGTTGTATGAAAATGCTGGTTCTTGGTATTGAATTAGAAGAAGATTTGGTTAACGAAAGTTTTGACCATAGTCAAAAGTTCTTTGGATGCAGAGCTTACTATTATGAAGATAATATTCCGGCAGATGAGATTACGGAGTTTCTTACATATGATTGTCGTGTATAATGAGCAGTAGCTCAACGGACAGAGCAACCGACTACGAATCGGTAGGTTGACGGTTCGAGTCCGTCCTGCTCAACCAAAAATCACCCTGATGAGTCTTTGAAAATTAAGACGAAAGGTTCCACCTCTCCCAAACAAAATAGAATACGCATATTGCAAGTGGATTAAATGTACGTAATGCGTACAGCCTTGGTGATGGTGTAAATCATCCCAAATCAAAGAATGGAGGACATAGGTATGTCGAGAGAAGTTTTGGAAGCAAGAACCAAGAAGGAATTGAGAGCAATTGCAACTGAGTTAGAAATTATCGGTCGTTGGGATATGACCAAGCCGCAGTTGATTGATGCAATTTTAGGAGCGAAAAGTGCTGAGGTAAGCAATCATAAAGAAGCGACGGGTGTAAATCCGCAGAGTGCTAATGACGAATATAAAGTTGACAATCATAAATGCGAAAATAATGTAGAGGCTGAAAATAAAGTTGAGAATAAATCGGCCAGCATTGAGGTTAATATGGAACAGAAAATGTCCTATATCGAGAACATTGATATTGGTACTATTGTTGCGTTCCGTCTTTCCAGTGGCAAGGTAAAATCTGCAAAGGTTGTAAGAAAATCCACCAAGAACAGAAAGCTCAAACTTGAAACTGATTATGGAGCTGAGTACATCGTCTCTTATGATGATATTGTTTGGGTACGTACTGGTAAGCGTTGGCCCAAGGGCGTATACAAGCTTTTGAAAGGACAGGTGGATTCTAATGGTAAGGAGAAAATCAAAGCTTAATTCAGATGAATGCAAGCAATCTATCATAAATTTCTTTCAGAAGAAGAAAAGGTTTGAACAGATTAAAGCTAAATTTAGTGAAATTAAGGCCGACTTTTATAATGACATGGAGGATTACTTCAAAAATAACGACATTGATGGTAAGTTAACTATTGAAGGTGACGATTTCAATGGTGTTGAGAGTTTTGTAGTAACAAGAATCCAAAGTTCAAAAGTTGAGTTCAACCCTGATAAACTCGAAAGGGTCTTAGGAAAAGAGCTTTCACGTGATGTAATTCAAAAACATTATGAAATTGTTGATATGGCAGGTTTGATATCATATCTTCAGGGATATGGTGTTAATCCAAAGGTCTTTAAGAGTTTCATTTCCATTCGTAAGTCTGTTAATACAAAAGAACTTGATAGGCTCGAAAGCTTAGGTAAGATTACCGCAGAGCAAATCAAAGGTTGTTACACTATTAAAAGTCAGAATCCTTATTTCACTGTAAACATTGGAAAAGGGCAGGGTAATGGCTGAACATGAACAAGGTACAAATCTGGCAAAAGTGCTTTGGTATTATAATCTAATTCCAAGCACAACATCACTCAGTCAAAAGATTGTCTGTCCATTCCATGAGGACATTAACCCAAGCATGATTGTAAACCTGGAAGATGGTTCATGGTTTTGTTTTGGTTGCAATTTGGCTGGTGATGCGATAAAGTTTGTTAAACTCATAGAAGCTAAAATCAATGGCTTAAATGATTTGCAAGCGTATAAAAAATATCTTAAAATACTTAAATCAGATAAATGTAGTAATATTAAAATGAATAGGTCCCTGGTTAAACAGAAGCCACTTCAGAGGGAACTTTATAATCAGGCCTATGATTACTACCATGGTTTAAGGAAAGTCATCTGGAGTCAATCTGATGAACCTGAAGTAATTAGTGCAAGAGATTACATGAGAAAAAGAGGATTTGACTCAAGGACTTTGACGAAGTGTGGTGCAAAGGTAACCTACAACAATAACTATGGTTTGATATTCCCAATGTTGGACAATGGCAAGTTTAAAGGTTGGGTATGTCGAACTATGGTTAAGTCGGTTGAAGAGAGACGAAAATATTTATATAATGAAGGTTTTAGTAGAGCAACAACTTTGGTTGGAGACTACGGAACTAAAGATTATGTTTTCGTTGTTGAAGGTTATATGGACAGGCTTAAGTTTGTGCAATTTGGCATAGATAATGTTGTGGCAATTCTAGGTTGGAAAATGTCACAAGAACAAATTCAGAAACTTAAGGGCAGAGGAATCACTAAGGTGATAAGTGCACTTGATAATGATGATTGTGGTAAAAAAGGAACTAAGTTTCTTCAGAAGCATTTTGAGGTCACACGCTTCACTTACCTTAAAGGGGTAAAAGACCCTGGTGAAATGACACAAGAATTATTTGAAAAGATGCTCGTAAGGACAATGAAAAACTTCAAATCGAATAACTGAGTATATAAACTAAGGAGGAAACTAAAATGGGATTGGTTGATAAAATTAAGGCGGACGTAAAGAAGTCTGGCCAGAACAAAAGCAAGTTCATCTACTTTAGAGAAGGTGTCAAGCAGAGAATTCGTTTTCTGACTGATATGGATGATGGCATGGAGATTACTTTCCATGATAGTTATGCAGCAAGTGTAAATGTTCCTTGCCAGGAGCATTTTGGTCGTTCTTGTCCTTACTGTGAAGATGAAAATCTTCGTACTCGTTCTCAGTATGTGTGGTCTGTATACAATTATGAGACCAAGGAAGTCCAGCTGTTTATGTACCCGGTAAACAACTGCACTCCTATTCCGGCGCTGATGGCAATGTACGAAAATTATGGTACCATTGTGGACCGTGACTTTGTTATTTCTGTTTCTGGTAAGCAGCAGAACAAGACGTTCTCTGTTGTTCCTATGGATAAGGTAAAGTTCAGAAACGAAAAGGCTAAGCCGTTCTCTGAGAAGGCAATTCTTAAGATGCTGGACAAGGCATTCCCTTGTGATGTGGAAGAGGAAGAAGATGAAGACGAGGATGAAACTCCTAAGAAGCGTCCTGCTAAGTCTACTGGCAAAAAGAATGTAAAGTCTGAACCTGAAGAGGATGATGAAGATGATTACGATGCCGAAGAGGACTGGGAAGAGGATGATGCAGAAGATACTGTTGACTATTCTGAAATGTCAGCAAAAGAACTGTATCAGCTGTGTAAAGAACGAGAAATAAAAGCAGTTCCCAAGAAGCCTGCTAAGTTCTACATCAATCTGCTTGAAGAGTGGGATAAAGCTCACGAAGATTGGGATGAAGATGAAGACGATGAAGAGGAATGGGAAGACGAATAATCCTGTGACGTTGCAAGATTTATTCAAACAGCAAATGGCAAATCAAAGCAAAATGCTTCAAGACGGAATGTATGACATGTTCAAATCTAAAAGCACGCACACAATTCCCGTTGATGATGTAAAGCTTATGTCATATCATATTCAGCAGCTCATGTCAGAGATTGGTGAAGTTCTTGATGCCGATAAGCGCTGGAAGAATTTTAGAAATCAGAAGTATGATGAGAATGCCAAGCTTGAAGAAATTGCTGATTGTTTTATTGTGATGATGAATGTTGCAATGTTTTCTGGATTTGATGGTTCTCAGTTGGTTGAGGCTATCGAAAAGAAATTAAATGAAGTCTCTGAAAGAATTGGAGCATAAATGGGGAGGGGTAACTCCCTCCCTAAGTTTATAAGGAGATTAACTATGGAAAACAATAAAGTTTATTTTGCGAGCCCTTGGTTCACTCCTGAGCAGGAGGAACGTGAGGAACGTTTAAAGGCAAAACTTCGTTCGCTTGGTTTTGTCGTACATAGTCCGAAGGAAGAGGCTGTATGTGGTGCAATCTCCGACCAGGAAACTCGAGAAAAGATTTTTATGGGCAATATCTTGGCTATCAATGATTGTGACATTGTGTTTGCTGTTACTGACGGTAAGGACATGGGAACCATCTGGGAGGCAGGATATGCATATGGTTATAACGAGCGTCAGAAGGTTGCTGGTTATGAACCTATCAAAATCGTATACTATTGTGAAACTCTTGGCAACGGTCTTTTTAATCTGATGCTTGCCCAGTCTGGTGATATTATTATCACTGAATTTGAGGGCGTAGATAAACTTCCTGAGCTACTTGCAGGAGGTGAAAAGGTAGCCTATGCTGGACGTATTCAGTAATGAACAAATCACAAGCGAGTATGTACTTTGTAAGATTATAAGGTACAATAACAGATGTAAACTACAGAATGAAAGTGTTGCAGAACACACTTGTTTCGTCTCTCTGTTTTGTCTGAAGATTTTGGCAAAACTTAAATTGGACCATGAAACTGAAAGAAAAGTTCTGATTCTTGCAGCACTTCATGATGCAGCTGAAAGTAGAACATCTGACATCCCTCATGATGTAAAAGCAAACTATCCTGAGATGCAAGGCATCCTTGATAAGATTGAGGAAGATTACTACGAGGAAGTTTGGGGAGACTACAAAGAAGAGGTTTACAAACCTGGAGATTTGTGTTATAATATTCTCAAGCTGGCTGATTCGTACAGCGTGTATCAGTATTGTTTGAATGAAAAAGCTCTTGGTAATGTGTCCGATGTTATTAACGAAATCGCACATAATTCAAAAGTTCGAATTCAGAAATATACTGATGCAATCAATCAAATGATAAAGAAGGAGAGTTAAAGTCATGAGTATTCAGAATGGATATAAAGGCATTGACGTAGAAATTATTGGCTATACTAAGCATCCTGCAAAAGTCATGTGGGACATGTTGAAACAGACTTGGATTGAATTGCAGGGCATTGAATATGACCCCGAACTTCCTATTGTACAGAAGTTCATTATGGGCTCTCTTGAAAAGCGTCTGAATCCTACTCCTCAGGAGACTGTTATGATTCAGGCAGTATTCAAGAATATTTCGAGAGTAAACCTTGCACAGCTTACTCGTCATCGTGGTTGGTTGTTTCAGGTTGAATCTCAGATGCCGCAGCATGTTGAGCATAACGTAATTCTTCCTCTGAATATTGTCAACTCTGAGTTTTATGAAAGGGCTGTAAAGCTTATTGAAGAATCTCAGAAATTGTATGATGATATGACTGCAGGAAATGAGTCCAAGGAAACTACTGGCATCCCGTATCAGGATGCACGCTATCTGTTGATTCATGGTCAGACGTGTGATGCGTCTTGTTCTTTCACTCTTCCTCAGCTTGTAAATGTTTCTGGTCAGAGACTGGAAAATAATACTGCTGATGAAATCAACTATGCTTTCAGAATTTTGCTTAGACGCTTGAAAGATGCAATTATTGGTGATAATGAAATGGATGAGCTGGATAAGCTTGTTTATATGTTCAATCTTCTTAAATGTGATTGTTTTGGTGCAGCGGCTAAGAAGTGTTTTACGTGTGATGATGTATTTGGTAATTCTTTCAAGAGATTTGCTGATGGCAATGAACACGTAACTAAGGCAACTGAAAATTGTAAGTTTGATTTTAAGAAGAGTGCCTGGTATCAGGAGCTTAAGAGAATCTACAGAGATGAACCTTGGCTTCTTCTGCTTGGTGAAAAAGAAATGATTGAATCCTGGGAGGATTAACTATGTGGGTAATATTTGAAGGTCTTGATAAGGCTGGAAAAACTACGCTTGAATGGGAGTTTCTTAAAGCAACAAACTTCAAGCACATGGTAATTGATAGAGGCCCGGTTGGTTATATGACTTTTGATAAGTTGTTTGACCGTGAGACTAAGCTTGGTACTCAGGATTTTATTCACCATGCTCGTAAGATTATGAAGAATCCGGACTTCATGGTTGTATATTGTTTTGCGCCTGAAGAGGTTGCGGCCAAACGCCTTGAAGAACATAATGAAGAATGCCCGTACAATTATAAGGAAGCTCAAAAACTTCTAAAGAAAAATATTGACAGGTATTACAAGAAAAATAAAGTCTTAAAGCTTGACACGTCTGAATTCACAATTGAAGAATGTGTTGGGCTGATTGTCGGAAAATTAAAAGACATACAATGGGAGGTGCGTCAGGGTGAATTGTAAGAATGCAAATCAGGAACTTGGCTTCGATAGGTTCTCTGAATGTAATTACAATTTGCACTGGAGTTTTTCAAACTTTAATAGAATGCTGATGGCGGCTGGGCAGATTGCTCAGCTTCCATCAAATTCTAAAGTGTTGGAACTTGGTGCAGGTTCGAGTGACTTAGAAAATGTCGTAAAAAAGAATTTCAAAAGAGAGGATATTAAGTTTACGAAGATTGATGGGGATGAGCAATATCGTGGTTACCCCGATGCTACGGTGATGGATATTGAGTCCTTTGAATGCTGGGAATTTTGCATGAGACGAGGGCCTTTTGATGCCATCGTGTTCATGGAGGTTGTTGAGCATCTCAAGGAGAATATGATTCATGTAACGTTTGAAAGAATATCTCGTTGCTTGAATCCTGAAGGAATGTTAATCTTCACGACGCCGACTCCTCCATACGAAGGAAAGTATGAAGATAGGGTGTGGCCTACTGACCATAAATTTGAGTTTACATTCTCCAAGATTTGTGATATAATAAATATGGAGTTCAAAATAATCAAAGAAATTGGATGGAGCTTGGAGGAGCGTGAATACAATAAGCTTTTAGAAAGTGATGCTAATTTGAGTATGATGTGCTCGAAAT